ACATTTAAAGGGTTCGAACCCACACAAGAAGAAGAAACCTATTCGATGGTTACTGCCAATCGTTTCTGGTCTCAAATCTTTGGGATTGCTTTTAGCAATAAGCGTTGGCTTCATTTCTTTATGCTTTTTGTTCCCGTTATGGGTCTTTGGACATCTTCTATTGGGATTATTGGTCTTGCCCTTAATCTACGCGCTTACGACTTCGTAAGTCAGGAAGTAAGGGCAGCAGAGGATCCAGAGTTCGAGACCTTCTACACGAAGAACATTCTTTTGAACGAAGGACTACGTGCTTGGATGGCACCTGTTGATCAACCACACGAGAACTTTGTATTCCCAGAGGAAGTCTTGCCCCGTGGCAACGCACTCTAAGGGATGCTGTGGGGCAGGATGCCCTGACTGCCCCTTCCGACCTAAAACTAAATAAGGGAGTTCTCTGGACTCCTTTTTTTATTGCCATAAATATTCAACGATATTGGAATTACTTTGATGGTTAATGAAGTGCTTGGGGTACATTGGATTGCTGATCTATGTGATTGTAATACAGATTTATTAAATGATTCTGTATTCATTAGCAAAGCACTTTCAGGAGCAGTTGAATACGCAAACGCTACCTTACTAGAGGAAGTAAAATATGAGTTTACTCCACAAGGAATTACTGCGGTGTGTCTATTAGCAGAAAGTCATATTAGTATTCATACATGGCCTGAAAAAAGTTATGCTGCTGTAGACATCTTTACATGTGGCGATCATACAGCACCAGAAAAAGCTTGCAATTATATGGCATCTGCGTTAGAATCGAGACAACCTAAAATGATACTAATACAACGAGGTATTTGATGGAAATTACTGCTTACACAATGCCTGGATGTTCTTCCTGTGGTATTTTAAAACAATTATTTGAACGAGCATCTGTATCATACAAAGAAATTGTAGTTAAAAAAGATGTAACTCTTGAAGATTTTCAATCAATGTTTCCACAGATTCGTGGATTTCCTTTTGTAATTATAGATGGGGAAAATATTGGTGGGTTAGTTGACGTAGCTAAAATATTTGTAAATAAAGGACTTGTAAGTTCAAAGAAAAATTAACAATGGCATTACTAGAAAATATCTATACCATATTAAATGAAGCAATTGACGATGCTTTTTTGCGCGAAAAATATAATTTAAAATTTTTTGAGTATTTGAAAGGAGAAAAAGTTAAACAAAATGAAATTAAAATATTAATTCAATCTCCACTATCAATTGCCATTAAAGATCAAATAGATGAATTAAATTTATATCTGGATGGGGGCAAAGAAGCAGAGTGTGTTAAAGAATCTTATGCTTGGATGGGTAAACCTAGAGCTCGTAAAATTAAAGATTATCTAGAAAATATTGTGGAGGATTCTATTCGATATGAGCAGTCAAAAAGAAGAGGACCAAAGAGAAAGTCTCAATCAGTTACAACTAAATAAAGGTATAGAATTTATGTTGCGTAGGAGGGTAGCGCAAACAGAATCTAAACGTGGATTTAGATTGAATAAAACACTCAACCTCCTACGTAAGACATACCATTTTAATCTGGAGTTTTCTTGGGAGGTTGACAAATCAACCAAGGAGTAGTAAAATGGACTCAGCAACACCATACATCCTATTCTTCAGCGGAATAGGTATCGTCGGTTCATTTGTTATCGGTTTTATGCTGGGATGGTTCGGTAACGATATCGTCTATTCGTTTCTAAACAAGAACAGGATCCAACCAATGCATCCTGAGATGTTTGATGAAAACGGTCAACTGATTCCAGACGAAATCGTAGCGGTTCGCTTTGAAAATTCTGAAGATTTTGAGGATTACAATGAAGAGGATTAAATGATTTTAATTGATATGAATCAGATTATGATTAGTAATCTAATGATGCAACTGAAGGGCGATGCACTTAATGAAAACCTTGTTAGGCATATGGTCCTTACTGCTCTTAGAGCGTTTGAAAAACAATACTCTCCTAAGTATGGTGAGATTGTTCTAGCCTATGACAGCAAGCACTACTGGCGTAAGGAAGCATTTCCTTTTTACAAACAAAATAGAAAGAAAGACCGAGAAGCATCTGACTTAGATTGGAATGCTATCTTTGAAGTTCTGAATAAGATACGCGACGAAATCAAAACCTATTTTCCATACAAGGTTGTTGAAGTATATGGCGCTGAGGCAGATGATGTTATCAGCACTCTCACTACTTACCAAGCGTATCGTAACATCAAGCTGGAGAAAGAAGATAAAGAACCAGAAGAAGTTTTGATTCTTTCTGGTGACAAAGATTTTATTCAACTACAGAAGTATCCTTTCGTAAAGCAATACAATCCTATTCTAAAAAAAGAAATTAAGCATGACGACCCCAAATCATATGCCAAAGAACATATCCTTAAAGGAGATAAGTCAGATGGCATACCTAATTTCTTATCTGACGACGATACATTTGTGGTAGGTAAGAGACAGAAACCTATAAGTAAGAAAAACTTAGAAAGATGGGTCACTCTAAATCCGTGCGATTTCTGTCAAACTCCAGAGACAAAAGCAAATTATTTACGCAACAAAAATTTAATTGACTTGGAATGTATTCCTGAAAATTTAGGAGTGGAGATTATAAATTATTATAAATCACTAAATAATTCTGAAAGGAAAGTTCCACTTGAATACTTCAAGAAGTATCAACTTGTAAAGTTGATGGAAGAATTTGTATTTCGTAACACCAAACCTTTTTAATTTATATGGCAACTGATACTTATAGACCTTTGATTTCCGAAGTACTTCGCAAGGTCAACAACGCTAAAACAAAAGCAGAAAAAACTGAACTACTTCGCAAGTATAATAATCAAACTCTTCGTAGTTTGTTTATATGGAATTTTGATGAAAGCGTGATTTCTATGCTACCAGAAGGTACTGTTCCATTCACTCCTAACCCAGCTCCAGAAGGGACAAATCATATTCGTCTTGAGAACGAAGGCAAAAAACTATTTTACTTTGTGAAAGGTGGCGCTAATAATCTCAAGCAATCTAAGCGAGAGCAAATTTTTCTGGGAATGATTGAATCACTTCATCCAGATGAAGCAGAAGTTCTCTGCTTGGTTAAAGATAAAAATCTTCAGAAAAAATATACTCGTATTTCTCGCGCTTTGATTGAAGAAACTTTCCCCCAGATTCAATGGGGTAATCGTTCTTGAATATCAAAATCCTACACCAAAATTGTGATCCAGCATTAGCAGAAGATAGAACTCTTCCTTATAACGCATATATTGTGAAGTATACTGATGACGAAGTATATTGTTATGATATAGTAATCTCAAATAAACAAGTAGATATTTTTGATTACTATTGGGATAGATATAGAGAAGGACTTATCAAATTTAAGCAAACTGAAGGGCGGGTCAATCCAAAACTTTGGGCATCACATAAATCATCTGAAGAAAAGAAAAAGAGGAAAAGTTAATGGCAATTGTACTTACAGATAGTGGTAAACAAAAAGCATTAGAGTATCTGGTTGGTAAAGATCCGACAACAGAATCTTTAATTCTAAAACTGTATAGTAATGACATCACTCCAGAGGATGATGATGTAGTAGACCTTTATACTGAAGTAACTGGCAATGGATATACTGCGAAAGGATTAACTATAGCAAGTTGGTCTATTGCTGCTGGTTCAGCAGTTTACCCACAACAAACGTGGACTTTCACTGGAGCAGCTGGTGCCATTTATGGATACTATGTAGTGTTAGCAACCAGTGGAGATCTAATTTTTGCTGAAAGATTTTCTGGTGCTCCATACACTGTTGCCAATAACGGAGACACTATTAAGGTAACACTAAACGTAACTCTTATTTAAAATGGAACCATTCAGACAGAACTGGGTAGTTAGATATTACCCTATGGGCAAACCACTTCAAGTACATACCTTTGCTGGGTTTAAAAAATCTGGTAAACCATCTTATAGCGAGAACGCAGAAAAGATTAGATTGTTTAGATTATATAAAGAAGCATTCGAAGTAGCTAGAGAATTACTAGATACGGGAGAATACATGGCAGAGGTATGTAAAATTAGCGCAGGAAAAGAAGAACATTTTTATTTTAACTGAGATTAATTATGATGGAAGAAACTATTGACGTAACCGCACAGGAGGTGGTAGAATCACCAGAGGTAGAACCACAAACTCCTTTTATCAATCCAACAATAAATGATAAGGAGTTTAGAAAGGTAATCAAACAATACAAGCGTTACCGTAAATCTATCTTTGCTGAAATTCGTCGTCTCGATGGTGCCCCCCAATATGACAACCCATTCTAATGTTAAACTGATTTCTGTTACACCCGATGCAGAAAAGACAATGGCATATGTTGCTAGAGTGTCTAACCCTAGTAACCAAGATAACGAAAACTACGCAGGGTTATTGCGTTATTGTATTAAGCATAATCATTGGTCTGTGTTTGAACAATCTCATATGACACTGGAGATTGAAACCTCTCGTGGTATCGCAGCTCAGATTTTGCGCCACCGTTCATTTACATTCCAAGAGTTTTCGCAACGCTATGCTGATACTAATCTGTTAACAGGAGATATTCCTGTACCAGAATTGCGTCGTCAAGATGATAAGAATCGTCAGAATTCTACTGATGATCTTGAAGGGTATCTAAAACTTGTTCTTGAGACAGAAATTCAAGAGCACTTCATCCGTTCTAACAACCTCTACAAGCGTCTTCTAGAGGCGGGGGTAGCAAAGGAGTGTGCAAGGTTTGTGTTGCCGTTAGCAACCACCACACGTCTCTACATGACTGGCTCGTGTAGGTCATGGATTCATTACATTGATCTTCGCTCAGCACATGGAACTCAAAAAGAACACATGGTCATTGCTGAGCAGTGTAGAGAAATCTTTAAGGAACAGTTTCCGAAGGTAGCAGAAGCACTAGAATGGTGATATAATGGAAGTGATGATAGAATTCGTATGAATATTTTCTATTTGAGTTACGACCCACGCACTTGTGCCGCCGAGCACTGCGATAAGCATGTAGTAAAAATGATTGTTGAGTATGCTCAACTCATGTCTACTGCTCATCGTGTGCTTGACGGCATTCCTTATACTGCTAAAACAAATAAGAATCGTAACATCAAACGCTGGCGACTTAACAAACCACGCGAAGATATTCTATACAAAGCATGTCATGTCAATCATCCATCTGCCGTGTGGGTGCGTCAATCAAATTCACATTATCGCTGGTTGTTTGATTTGTTTCAACATTGCTGTGTACAATATACTCAACGCTATGGTAAGTATCATAGCACCGAGAGTTTGGTTAGTTACCTTTGGGTTCCACCATTTAATATTAAAGATGCTGGTTGGGTTGACCCCCCTCCAGCTATGCCAGATAAATATAAAGTACCTGGAGATTCTATCCAGTCATACCGTAATTATTATATTGGAGACAAAGTTTCGTTTGCGAAATGGAAATCTCCTGCCACTGTTCCATCATGGTTTATTGAAGATGCCAACTTATAGATTCAAAGATAACAATACAGGTGAAGAGTTTGAGAAATGGATGTATATGGCAGAGAGGGAACCATACCTCGCTGAAAATCCTCACATTACTCAGATGCCTACCATTCTACACGCAGTTTCTGAAATAGGAAATTGGCAGAATAAAACTGACAGCGATTGGAAACATATTATCAATCGTGCTGCTGATACTCCTGGTTCAACCGTCGAAAGATTATAATTATGCCTGTAAGAAATCGTAAGTCAAAGAGTGTCGTTCCATCTGGAATGAGTATAAAACAAATGAAGCGCAAGAAGCCATTAAATCTTGAATCTTTTGCTAAAGACATTGAACCTCTTACTGAATCCCAACGTAAGATGTTTGAAGCATGGGAAAATGATAAGCATCTGTTTGCTTACGGTGCTGCTGGCACTGGTAAAACATTTGTAGCACTTTATCTTGCGCTTCGTGAAGTGTTAAATGAAAACACTCCATATGAAAAAATTTATATCGTTCGCTCACTCGTAGCGACACGCGAGATTGGTTTCCTTCCTGGTGACCATGAAGATAAGTCATCGCTCTATCAAATTCCTTATAAGAATATGGTAAAGTATATGTTTGAACTTCCTACTGAAGAAGAGTTTGAACTACTGTATGGCAATCTAAAAAACCAAGGAACCATCAGCTTCTGGTCTACATCATTCTTACGTGGCACCACTATGGATAACTGCATCATTCTCGTGGATGAAATGCAGAACCTTAACTTCCACGAACTTGATTCAATCATCACTCGTGTTGGGCAAGATTGTAAGATCATGTTCTGCGGTGACGTTCAACAAACTGACTTGATTCGTACTAACGAACGTAATGGTATTCTTGACTTCCAAAAAATCATCAACACCATGGAAGAGTTTGAATCAATTGAGTTTGGCGTTCAAGATATTGTTCGCTCTGGTTTAGTTCGTAGTTATATTATTAGTAAAATTAATTTAGGATTCTAAATGTTTATTCATTCTTCGTTATTCACTCCCATTGAACTTGAAGCTGTAATGGTAGATGGTCGTAGGCTTTATCCTACACCTACTGGTAAATATCATCCTTCTATCACTACAGTTCTTGGAGTGTGCCCGAAGAAGAAAGCATCTCTTGCTAAATGGAAACAGCGTGTAGGGCAGGAGAAAGCGCAAGCAATCTCTACTCGTGCTGCCACTAGGGGAACCAATTTTCATAGCATAGTTGAAAATTATCTGAATAACTGCTATAATGCTGAAGAACATAAGAGTTCTCCCCTCCCCCTCTTGATGTTTAAGAATGCTGTTCCAACACTCAACCGAATCAATAAGGTTTATTTACAAGAAGCAGCACTCTATTCCGATCACCTTGAAATCGCTGGGCGTGTAGATTGTATCGGTGAGTTTGATGGTATTCCATCTGTGATTGACTTCAAAACTTCATCTGAAGAAAAGAAGTTGGAATGGATTGAAGACTATCTCATTCAAGAAACCGCATATGGGTGTATGTTTTATGAACTATATAAGACACGCATCAAACAACTTGTCACTATCATTGCTTGTGAAGACGGCAATACCCAAGTGTTTATTGAGAAACCCAAGAAAGAATATCTCGATAGATTAATCTACCTACGCTCACTGTACGAGGAAAAATATGGAGGATAATGATAAACTACTTGAAGATAAATTTATGACTACAGCAAGATTCTCTACTGAGGTGGAAGGTTTAGTAAAAGAAGATTCGATGAGTTATATTGATGCTATCATTCATTATTGCGGAGAAAACAATATTGAAATTGAAACTGTTCCCAAACTGATATCAAAACCACTCAAAGAAAAATTGAGATATGAAGCACAGCAACTTAACTACATAAAAAAAACATCACGAGCAAAATTAACACTGATATGAGCGACTTTTTTGATTCCGATATTGTAAGAGAAGAAGCGAAAGAAATGGAGCGTCTTCAAATGGAAGCCATGGAGCTGACCCTTTCTGGTATAATGAATGGCGGAAAGAAAGAAGAGCAACTTAATTATATTCATACGGTGAGAAATCTTATTGAAAAACAACAGATCTTCTACACTCGTCTGAAACTATCAGACGATCCCAGAGCAGTTGATATGTGTGAGCAAATCGAGCAGGGTGCTAAGATGCTCTACGGTTGGTGGGATACTGCCGACGTGCTCTCTCTAATGCGGGAGATGCTCTCTAAGCTCGACTACTTCGAGCAAGAACTAGAGGCAGAGGGTTGACGCCGATCTCTGCCTGTGTTATAATGATTAAGTGATAAGGCGTCACATAAACCAAATCTAAAATAATCCGAGGTAATCCTATGTCTTTCGCTGATCTTAAGCGTAAATCTCAAAACTCCTTTGCTTCTCTGACAAAAGAACTTGAGAAAGCAAACTCTACTTCCACTGGCGATGATCGCTTCTGGAAGCCCAGTGTTGACGCCGCTGGCAACGGGTTCGCTGTTATTCGTTTCCTCCCCGCTCCTGACGGTGAGGAACTACCCTTTGTAAAACTCTATTCTCATGCCTTCCAAGGTGATGGTGGTTGGTATATCGAGAACTCTCTGACTACGCTCGGTCAGAAAGATCCTGTTGGCGAAGTAAACCGCCGCCTGTGGAATAGTGGTCGTGATGCTGATAAAGAAACTGCTCGTAAGCAGAAACGTAAACTGACTTACTATGCTAACATCTATGTGGTGAGTGACAAAGCAAACCCTGAGAATGAAGGTAAAGTGTTCCTGTATAAGTTTGGTAAGAAGATCTTTGATAAGATCACTGCCGCTATGCAACCTGAATTTGAAGATGAAACTCCCGTGAATCCTTTTGATCTGTGGGAAGGTGCTAACTTCAAACTAAAGATTACCAACGTTGCTGGTTACTGGAATTACGATAAGTCTGAGTTTGCTGCTCCCGCTGCTCTCAACGCAGATGACTCTGTGCTTGAGAAAATCTGGAAGCAATCCCATTCACTTCAAGCATTTACGTCTGCCGATAACTTCAAGTCATATGAAGAACTTGAAGACCGTCTGAACCTTGTGCTCGGCATCACCCAGACTCCTGCTAAAGCTCGCGCTGCTCAGGTTACTCGTGTGATGGATGAGGAAGAGGACGAAGAGTTCTCTGCTCCAGCTCCACGTACTGCTCCTGCTCGTGTAGCAGTCGCTGCTGGTGTAGATGAGGATGAAGATGATGCTCTCAGTTACTTCGCTCGCCTTGCCGAAGAGGACTGAAACCAAAATCCATAGTTAAAAACAACATGGGCGAGAAAAAAATCCGCCCATTTTTTTTGTTTAAAAAGTTTAAACCCCTGATTTTTTATTTTTTCTATCAATATAACTTTTAGACTCTCTATATTCCAACGCATCTTCAAATTGAGAAACAAATTTTGTTACAAATTCTGGACGTAAAATATAAATTTCTCTGCGAGAATCGTTTAATTTTTTCTCATACTCATAGTATGATACAGGAAACGAAATTTGAGAACCATTTTTTATGAAGTAGCTCTTGGTACTGCGGTCATAGAATTTGTGAGTGGTTGATGCGAACACGGAGTCAACAAATAATCCTTCTTTAAGAATAATTTCTCCTAGACTATTCTTTACAGTTAAAGTTTCGTAGTGATGGATTCCATCTGGCACGTCGTATTTGCTTTCTACAAATCTATACAAATCATTTTCTTTGATTGGCAAATCAAACAGCGGGTTGATAACATTATTAGTAATTAAGATTAACCAATCAAAATCTGTAGTGCCATAGAACTGTTGCGATAATAAATCAGGTCTATCAGAATCGGTCATCGTATACTTGTTAAAGTATAGTGCTGATTCTAGATTTGTTTTATCAATTTGATATCGCCTAAAGAAATTTTTAGTTAGTGTGTATTCTGTATCTGAGAAAGGAAATCTTAGTGGTTTTTTATCGTATTCGATATTTGGAATTTTAGAAAACAACATTGTTAGAATCCTTTGTCTATATCTTCTGAATAAACCAGTTTTAGTTCTTGGAATTGTAATCCTAACGAGACTACTACTGGGGCTCCATTAGTGTAAGTAGCATACGCACCATCTGGAGTATAATTAATAGAAACGTTACCTATACCACAGCATTTATATTGTGTTAGATAAGGATGATCGCCAGACTTGTGTTTAAATTTTACTTTGACAATGTTCGGAACACCGATTAAATTTTGTGCTTTGTCTTTTCCTATAGGTAAAGAAGCTTTTTTAAATGTTGCACAAATATTTTTTATTATATCACTTTCTGCTTTACTTCTAGCTAGCATTTTAAAATTTAAATTAAAGTTTCTTAGTCCTTGACCTTGATACAACACTTCGGTATTTGGGTTTAATATTTCTCCTCTTGTGCTAGCTAGGATATCGTTGGCAGTTACACTACCACCCATACCAGGAATCTTATTCATCGCTGCTGATACTAATGAAGCTCCCATATACGGCATCACTCCACCAATAGTGTCATTAAGTTTGGTTCCAAATGCAGTTGCTGCCGCTGTCATTGCGCCTTTATCGCCAGCATTCATAACACCACCTGCTAATGATAATCCTAGACCTGCTAGTGGACCAAATTCTCTACCTCCCCATGTCTGACTGTAAGAAGTTGATAAATCTTCTGGCATGTACATAACTATTATTGGTAACGAAGCAGGTTCTAATCCTTCGCCGTTTTCAAAAGCTCCATTATATGTATTTACATATCCCGTACCACCGCCAGCAGACGCTCCGCCCCCAGCACCTCCTTTGTATGGAGGTGCGTATTTAAAAAATTTAAATGATACATAATCAGCATTCGATTCGGCTAAATCTCCTGGATATTTTAATGGAGTAGTTGCCATTACTTTGATTCCTCGATGTCTGTGGGTTTACCATAACCTTTAATGATTCTCTTCGCTTTTATACGGTCACTATATTTTTCATTAGTTTTTTTCCACACGTCAGTAGATTTATATGGAATCATTCTACCATTTCGTTCCGTAACAAATTTTTCTACTGGTAATGCTATAGCACTATCCCATTCAGCAGATGCTAAATCAAGTAGAAATCCATCTACATGGTCTGTTATATATTTATGGAAACAAGAGCGAGGTATGTCTATTTTACCTTCTTTTAATTTAGCAATCACAAGTGCTCGTCTTCTTGGCTCTATGTAATGTAAATTAGCACCAAAGAAATGATCTGTGGTTGCTCTAATTACATAGACTAAAGGAAACGTATCATAATAAGGAATATTTTTTGAGATTGCTTTGTATTCAAAGAGAAATAATTTTCCTTGTCTAGCAAATCTTCTTAGTCGATTTGTATCTTGTGATTCTTCCTCATCATTTCTATCTTTCTTTTCATCTCTCACAAGATGGTCTGGATGTTGTTTATATTCTAGTGCCATTGAACGTATGGTTTTTTTATACCACAACCACGTTTGTTCTTTTTCTCCAGCTTTTTCTTTCACTCTCTCAAAAATAGTTCTATAATTTTGTGGGGATTTTTCTTTTTTTACTTCTGGTTTAAATCCTTTTGCCATATTTAAACTCCCAGATGGTCTTCGGTAAGAATAAGAAATTCCATTTGTCTATCCTCACACCATTCTTTTGCGGCTTCCCACTTAGCTTTATTTTTACAGAATGTTAGCGCCTTATCTTTCCACACTTTTGTTTGTTTTTTTACCTGTGGAGGGGCAATTGTTTGTTTCTTTGGTTTAATTTCAATCAAATATTTTTTAACTTCATTTGATTTCGTGGCAACTTTAATATAAAAATCAACGTAGTAACGATGAAATCTACCATCAATAGGTGAACGATATGGTATAACTATTTCTTCGCTGCCCCACTCAATTATATTTGAATTTTTATCACAGAACACCATAAACTTTCGTTCCCATAAAGAACGATATACTATATTCATAGGGTTGCCCCTATATTTTTTGGCATTTATCGGGCGATAGAACCCAGAGTACGCCATAAATATAAATATAAAACTACTTATAGGTATTTAGAAGATGTCTGACGGAAGAAAGATTGGAATGGAGGCTATTCGCAATCTTATAGCAAAATCTGGTGGTGTTGCTTCGTCTAATCTTTTCAAAGTTACCTTTCAAGAAGATCAACGAGGGGAATCAACTAAAGGCGGCAATGTTGTATTTGAAAAATTGAAAAAAGTTTTGCCAGGATTTATACAGAGTGAACTAGAAGGTGATAATGCGGATGGTGGTCCAGCAAGATGGATATCTTTGATGTGTGATGAAGCTAATCTACCAGGAAGTCAGTTCGCTACTGGTCAAATAAATGGATTATATACTGGGTCTGGACAGTTTAAATATCCGCACACCAGAATGTTTAATGATTTGAGTTTATCTTGGGTGTGTGATGCTAATATGACACCATTAAAATTTTTAAATACTTGGATGGATTCCATATATGATGACGGAAAGGTAACAAAGCTTCAAGATAGTCCTTCAGATGTTGAATATAGAGAAAGGAATAGATCAACTAGATTAACTTTTCCTGACGAGTATACTATGTCTTGTAGTATATTGAAAGCAGAAAGAAGTAGTTCATCTGAACTTGGGAGACCTTCTATACGATATTTTTTAGAGGGAGTATATCCATATGCTGTAGACAGCGTTCCTTTGTCCGCAGGAACAACACAATTAGTAAAATGCACTGCTAATTTTTACTATGAAAGGTGGTATGAATACTACACAGACCAGTGGAATAAGATTAGATAAATTATCTAAATACAAATATCGAATTATATTTTTACTTGGAGTAAATTATGTCATTACCAAAACCTCCTGTGCCAACATATGAATTGACCATTCCTTCTAATGGGAAAACAATTAAATACAGACCTTTCTTGGTAAAAGAAGAAAAGGTTTTGCTTATTGCGATGGAATCTCAAGATGAGAAAATGATTAAAGAATCAGTAATTGATATCTTGAAGAATTGTATTCTTACTAGAGGAATTAAAATCCAAGATCTTTCTATTTTTGATATCGAATATATTTTTCTACGCATTCGTTCGAAAGCAGTAGGAGAAAGAGTCGAAATGAATTTGATTTGTAAGGATGATCAAGAAACTAAAGTTAGATATGAGATAGATTTAGAATCAATTGAAGTACAGTATCCAGAAGGACATGATAAAAAAATTATGTTGAGTGATACCAGCGGTATTATAATGAAGTATCCTGGGTTTGATCAATTTTTGAATACACAAATCCTTCAAAAAAATCCAACTACATCTGAGGTGTTTGATATTGTTATTGATTCCGTTCATCAAATTTTTGATGGCGAAGAGGTTTGGGAGCAAAGTACAACACCACGCAAAGAAATTGCCGAGTATGTTGAGGGATTGACTACTAAACAGTTTGAAAAAATACAACAATTTTTTCTTACGATGCCTAAACTTTCTCACACATTCTCTATTACCAATCCAAATACAGGTGTAGATTCAGAGTACGAAATTGAGGGCTTGGTAAATTTTTTCGGATAAGTTTATTCCATGAAACTTTAGAAAATCATTACAAATCTAATTTTAATTTGATGTATCATCATAAATTTTCTTTATCTGAATTGGAAAATATGATGCCATGGGAAAGACAAGTATATATTATTATGCTTAATCAATACATTGAAGAACAGAAGAAGAATCAGTAATGAACCCAGCACCAGCACCAGAAGGAATACTAGACCCGCAACAACCTTATTGGCCTGCTGATAGAGTTGGTGAGGCAACTTGGTTGCGTCTGAAAGGAAAACTAACTGGTAGAAAAATTCCAGAGTTGAGTGGTGAGCAACACACATCCTATGTAAAGCTTAGTGATGCTGATGCTGATAGGTTAATTGAAAACCTTAAAAAATGGGGTAAGTATCCTCAAGTAAATCAGAATGATAAGTATGGTGGTGCATATAATAATGAAGCATATCAAAAGTGGTTGGTAGAAGAGTTCCTTGAGAAACCTTTCCGCGAAGAAGTAGATAAGAAAATTGAAGAAGCACAGCAAGAATCAAGAATAAAAGAAATACGTGATAAGGCAAAAAAAGATAAAGAATCTGTTCCTTTGCCACCAATTCAGGAAGAAAAAAAAGAACAAGATATTTTAGATAGTGATCAAGAAGCTATCGAAGAACAAGTAGAAAAAATTACAACAGAATTAGATTCTGTTGAGGAAGAAGAAAAGAAAGCAGAGACTCCAGAAACTCCAGAAACTCCAGAGACAACGGAAGAGAAGGAGGATTCTAATAAACTAGATTCAGATATACAAGCAATTAGTGATTCTCTTGTCACTATTAAAGAATCATTAACAAATCAGATTTCTGATTTAGGTTCTATTGAAAGAGATAGTGTCAAATCTCTATCTGTTCTTGAAGAACTCAAACAATTATTTCAAGCACAAACAGATATTGTTAAGCGTGAGTTAGATAAATCAGAATCTAAGGAAAGAGAATCTTCGCTGGAAAAAAGTGAGGTAGTTTCTGGCAACGATCAAGCTACAAGCACCACTGGTGATAACAAAGCCGAAGGAATTATTCAAGGAGTAGATGGTCCTACCATTACAGTTAAAACTACTGAGGGAGAATTTAAACAGGGACAAAAAATTTCTCAAGGTGGTGGTGGCGGTGGTTTATTTGATATGCTTAAGGGCATCGCTGGAAAATTTATGGGTCGTGGAAAGGGCGCTGGCGGCGGTGGTGCCCCTCTTAAAATGTCACGAGGTGGTATTGCTGTCGGTCCTACAAAATTAGCAGGCGGAGCACTTTCTCCTGGTGTATACGACAAACCAACGAGAGGAAATCTAGCACCAGGGCAAGCGGTTGTGCCATTGAATAGAAACATCGGAAAGAAAATGTTTCCAGACCATCTTAACCAAACCACAAAGTTACAACAACCACTTGCTGATGTAATGGCACAACCATTGAAAGCAATCGGATTATCTATTCTTACTGTTGCTGGCAATTTCTTAAGATTACTTGGACCTCTTGCTGGATTTTTTACTCCGTATGTAAGTGGATTGGTGAAAGGATTTGCTGCTGTCTTAGGTGTGCCCGTTGCTATTATAAGTGCCTTACTTGGCGGTCCTGCTTATGCTGCCATGGAAGACCAAGAAAAACAGCAGAATGTATTTTCTGGTGTGTGGGGTTCTTTAATGGAGAAATTTGGATTTGATTTTGGTGGAGAAGACGATCAAGATAAAAAGAAAAGGAAGAAAAAAGGAGATACACCGTCAACAACTCCTGGTGAATGGGGTCCACTTCTTGATTTAATTAAAAGCGTTGAAGCAAAAGCCCACAAATACGAAGCGGTAAATTATGGAAAGGGGTCAGGAGTTATTAAAGGAATAACTGACATGACCATAACAGAAGCATATAAAGCTTCTGAAAAATATAGAGCACAACACGGAGGTTCTGGTGCTGTTGGACAGTATCAATTTATGACCCCAACGAAACAGGCAAAAGATGCAGGATTAAATCCAGACACTGATAAATTTAGTCCTGAAAATCAAGACAAAATGGCCGTAGATCTTATTGAAAATAAGAGAGGAGGAAAAGACTGGAAAGCAGGAAAACTAGATGACAATACTTTCATGAAAAATGTTGCTGCTGAGTGGAGAGGATTGCCAGCAGGTCCAGACGGCAAAACATATCAAGATCAATATGCATCTAGAAATGCTGCACATGCGACGTGGGACAAATACAAAGAAGCGATACAAAAAATTAAAGCAGAAGAGGGTGTTAAAATAATAACCAACGATACTTCATCAATGGGCAAGATGCTTGGATGGTCTGTTGTAAGTGGACCAAATTCTGGTTACGATGTTGGTTCTAATTTAGAAATGCACGGTGAAGAAGCATATTTACAATATGAAAAAGGATTTTCAATTCTTCCAATAGAAAATAATCAATTTAGTTTGAGTAAGAAACCAAAAGAAACTCTAACTAGATGGCAAGAACTATTGGGACCACCAGCTATTACAACAGGACCTGGCCCTGGCGAAAAAAACCAATACAAAGCTGAAAGGGGAATTACTGCTGGGCAAAACAACAATGTATCTGGATTTTTAGGATTTTTGCAAAAAAAATTATTTGGACCTCGAAGTATTGATAGAAAACGACAAGGACGCGAACTAAGGAGTTTTAGAAATAGTAAAAGAAACTTTGGCAAAGACTACAAACGACAAGAGTTAATGCTTTCTGCACGAGCAAAAGGAGGTAGTGGATTAGCAGACATTAGAGGCGCTCAAAGGGAAAAACCAGCACCACGCAATCCAGTTGCTAGAACTGGCGGAAGCTCAAAACCAGCTCCAGCAGAAAAGAAAGCACCATCTGAAACTGATTTAATGATGGAACAATATGAAGCACTTGTTGCTGCGGGCAAACACGGTGAAGCAAAAGAATTAGGTATGAAGATATGGAATAAAACTTGGAGAAAAACAGAAAAAGGAATAGAAAGAATCCCAACTACTCCTCTCACTGCTACAGACGCACCAGCATCTAAACCACCACCACCCGCCACAGCGCCAGGAGGAGAGGCGCAAGAAATTATTGTTCCTATTCCTCAAGGTGGTGGAGTTCCTCCCGCACCCCAACCACAGCGCACTATGAAAGAAGAAATGGAATACCTTATGTTGAAAAATCTTTGTTGACAAATAAATATACATACGGGATAAAATAATATGTCATCGGGAACAGTTAACGCGACATCCACATACTCACCAGGAAAGGGAATGTCTTTTGCTAAAGACATTGGATCTCGTGTGCTTGCCGCAGCTCAATCCGCAAAAAACGAGAAAAAATTACAAGAAAAGATTGAAGCAGAAGGCGGTGAGGTTCCAGAGAGTGCTAAAAAAGGATTGTTTGGTAGGGCACTTAAGCAGGAATTTGTTACAAATCCTATTAATGATTTAAAGAAAAGTTTTAATAAGAAATTATCTGGCGCTGCTAATGCAGTAGGGTTTTTTGGTAGCAAAGGTAGAGCACTAGAAGATAAGATGTTGGGGAAAAAAATCTCTATCAAGAAAGGAGGATTTGACAGGTCTGGATATAAAAGAGCTCAAGGTGATGACGATGATAGTGGAGGAGTCGGCGGCGGTGGTGGTGCTGGCGGCGGTGGAGTTGCCACATTAGGTGCTCTAGTTTTAGATGTCCAAGCAATCGCCTCTGCTGTTTCATCAATGCAGGGACTGATTAATACTCAAATGATTATCTCCTCTAAGATGTCAGATTCTTTGGGAGAAATTAAAACCATTTTAGGAGAACAAGTATCAATTCAACAACAAAGAATTGAAAATGAAGAGAGAGCAGCGATGGAAGCATCGTTAGAAGCATCTCAGCAAGTATCTGGAACTAGTAAAGCAACATCAACACTTACTGAAGGTGGTGGATTACTTGGTATGCTTGGTGATTTACAATCTTTATTTGGCATACTCAAATCATTGCCAGCAATGTTCATGGGATTATTAAAAGGTATTTTGTCTAAGATTCCTGGTGGTAAATTTTTACTTGATAAATTTGGTGGTAATGCTGCTAAAAAAGCAGCGGGAGAAGTAGCAGAAACAGGAGCAAAAGGATTACTAGGAAAAATTTTGAGACCCATTTTTAAACGCATACCTGTTATTGGTGGTTTGATAGATTTCGCTGTCAGTTTAGCACTAGGAGAACCAGTTGGTAGGGCGGCAGCAAAAGCAGCTGGTGCTATGCTTGGTGGCGCTCTAGGCGGTATTATCGGATCGGTTGTGCCAGGACCAGGAACTTTTGTTGGAGGTCTCCTAGGTGGCATAGCTGGCGACTGGGTAGGTAGTAGTTTATATGATGCTATTACTGGTGCTTTTGGCGCAAAATCAGAAGAGAAAATGGCATCAGGCGGAGTGATGATCGGTGAGGCAGGTAAAGAAGCTGTTGTTGATTTAAATTCTGCCGAAGGTAAATCACAACTGGGTGGCGGCAGTTCTGCTGTGGATTCGGCTGGGCAATCTTATTACGGTGCTATTGCTGGTAGCACTCTTGCTGTCACTAAAGAATTTATTGAGGGTATGGGTCCGATTGGTGCTGCTGTTGCCCCAGTTATACAGGATGATATTGCTAAGTTGGGGCAAACATTTGAATTACCTGCTACAGCTATTAAGATGTCTGTGGGTGGAGCAGGATTACAACCAGTAGCAGGAGCAGAAAAGAAAGGTGAAAAATTCTTAGAAAAATTGGTGACAGGATCACTAGAAAAAATTGGCAAAAAGAAAGAAAAAGGTAAAACATCTGGCGGAGGTGGCGGCGGCGGCGATGGCACACCCCCTGGTACTGATCCACCTCCAGCGCCGCCAGCGCCGCCAGGTAATGTCAATCAACCAACTGGAGGTGGCAAATCTAACTTTACTTTTGGTGATAGTATCGCATCTGGGTTAGTTGGGAGGCAAGGCGCTAATGGACAGACAGTAATGGATGCATCTGGAATAAGTAAAGTTGGAGCAAGTCCAGCAGATGTGTTAGGTCAATTACAAGCTTTTGATCAGAGTAAACTTAAGGGGAAGACAGTTAGATTATCTTCTGGTATTACAAACAATCCATCTGACTTGAAGAGTGTAGAAGATCAAATAAAATATCTTGTTAGTGTGGGTGCTAAGGTTCAACTAGTTGGAGTTACTAATACACCGCCACAAAAAGGAACAACATACGGTCATTTAGAAAAGTCTTTAGCTGGAATGAATGATAAATTATCAGCTCTAGCAGCTAAGTATGCCGATAAAGGAGTAATGTTCTTGGGTGGATTCAAACCAGGATCCGATGGTATTCATCCAGCAAATGCATCTGAGTTAAATTCATCTTACAATGTTGATGTGCAGCCAGGCGGAAAAGTTGGCGCTGCTTCTGGTATTACTGTTACTTCCAATGGCAATGGTGGAAACAAAAGAATGGAACCAGGACAAACTTATGGTTTTGATAGTTTACATGCACATCATAGTGATGAAGGTAGAATGAGAGTTTATAAGGGGGTCGAAACTGGGGTGCCGAAAGATTATGGGATGGGAGTAGCACCACACTACATGCCATCTGGTCCAAATGGACAAATACCACTTCCTGTTGCTGGAAAAGTTTTAACTAGAGAGTGGGATAAACAAACTGGATATGGCAGAACTGTTATTGTTGAAACTAATTTAGGTAAAATGCAGTTTTCTCATTTGAGTAAGTTTGGGAAGTTTGAAGTTGGCGATCAACTATCAGCTGGAACAATAATCGGTGTTCAAGGTGGGTCAGGTAGTACTGAAACTACTTACGCTGAGCATCTTCATTTAAATGCATCCAAGAAAGGTCATGAAGCATTCGTAAACTTTATTACATCTGGCAAACCAACAACAGGTGTTACTTCGGATGATACTGATTCACCTGGAAATGAAGACGAAGGGAACAATCAATCCGAACCAGAAGATCCATTCACTGCGATGGAATCTGGATTGAAAGAAATGTTAGCGGGTGCCATGGTGATGGGAGGAAATCCCAAAGACAAAGCAGAATTTGACAAACTTCTAAAAGAAGCAAATGAATCAACTGCCGTTACTAACATGTTTAGTACAGGTAATGTAACCACTCCAACTACTGCACCTCCTTCACAAAATCAGCGAGGGCGCATAGCGACTGGTGCGTCCGCAACCCCAACCCCATCAGTTGTTCATGTTCCTGTTGGGTCCAGCTCTCCATCATCTTTAAGTGGAACAGCAAATCCAGGGGCAGGAACGCCTCACGCTTTAGTTCCATTGAGACCAGCATAAAATTATGGCAAACGAATCTGCTCCAAAAGAAAATTACTTTGATATAACTACAGACGTTGTACTCACTGATTTTAATAACAAAACATATACATTATCAGGAAGTAACGAACAAGTATCAATACAAAGTATTATCATTTATGAGTCATTAGAATCTCCATATCTAATTGGAGAAATGGTTATTGTTGATAATGGTATTAACTTAATTGGAACTATACCAATTACTGGTATGGAAAAAATTACTTTTGGTATTAAAACTCCATATTTTACAGACACAGAATACAAGTATGAGTTTCGTATATGTGCGGTAAGAAATAGAACTGCTGGTGGTAAGTTACAGGGATATACATTTGATTTAATTTCATACGAAGGTCTACAAAACGAGGCGCTAAGAGTTGCTAAAACATATTCAGATTATGGACAAAAAATAGTAAAAGACATTTTAGATATTAATTTTAAAACTAAAAAGAAATTAAATGTTGAAGACTGTAAGTATAAAATGAAATTTGTTCCAAGAGGTCAAAGACCATTTGAATTAATTTATAGTATACTGAGTAAATGTATACCATTTTCTGCTTCACCTAGCAATAACAATACCTCGAAAAGTTCTTTACCAGCAGCAAATACAGGAGGAGCAACAGGAGCAACGGATGTAAATGTATCAGAAACTATATCAGGCAGTGCTGGGTATTTTTTCTGGGAATCTTATGATGGATATAATTTCAAATCTATCGATGCTTTATGTGATGGTCCTGTAAAAGAAACATATATTTATCAGGTGGCTAAACTAGACAATGGTGCTGATTCTGGAAGAATTATTCTTGAGTATAGTTACAGCAATGAGATTGATGTAATGAAAAAAATGCGTTGCGGAACCTATAGTTCTATGATGGTATTCTTCAATCCATCAACGGGACAGTATGAAGAGTACATATTTGACATTGATAAATCATATAAAACCATGAAACATCTAGGAAAAGATGAAAAAATACCAGAAGGACCTAAGCAACTGTCTAAATATCCTACGAGGATAATGACACAATTTTTAGACCACGAGACATTTTATAATGGTTCCGACGTTGCCTCACCAGATCCAAAAGATAATTCTAAATCTGGATCTTCCTTTCCTGATTATAAAAAACATTACACCGCTCAGGCAGTAAGTAGATTACTACTTCTGGAAAATCAGCAACTATCACTGGTAACACATGGTAATTTAAAATTGAGAGCAGGAGACAAAATTAGTATTTTACTTCCAAATTTTTCTGTAGATTCGCAAAGAAAAACTGAACGATATGACAAGCAACACAGTGGAAATTATCTAATCAAAGAAATATCTTATGAATTTTATCGTGAAAAAAATGGGCAAGAAAATTTTACGGTTAGTAATATGAGATTAGTTAGAGATTCATTTGGATCATTCACTTTAGATGTTTAAGAAAATGAAAAACATACAAGATACTATCAACAATGATAAAAAAATATTAGACGACCCGCTAGTATCGGCACAATCTCGTCGTCATGCTGAAGAAGAACTAGGACAACTACAAAGATACCACGAAAGACACCCAGAAGAAGAGGAGACGCCATCACCGTTAGCATTATACTGTGATGATAACCCCGACGCAATAGAATGTAAGATTTTTGACGTATGATACAAGAATTCCTAGGGCGCTCTAATTTTGCTGGTCGTGACGGTTTCTACTGGTGGGTAGGTCAGATAGAAACACAGAAAGGCACGCAAGCAAAAGCAGATGACAGATACAAAGTCAGAATCGTAGGGCAGCATCTTAAAGACTGTAATGCTGTTGCCTATGAAGATTTGCCTTGGGCTATTGTAATGATGCCCGCTACTGCTCCGAGAAGAGAGGGTGGTACAAGTTTTCAAAGCGTAGAATATAAATCTGGAGACTGGGTTATTGGTTTCTTCCTAGATGGTAGTGACGGACAACAACCAGTTATAATGGGATCTATCGGGCAGCAGTATAAAGCATCCGAAACTCATACAGGAAAAGAAAAACCTGCTTCAAACTGTCTGGCATTCACTACATTTTTAGATCCAGATGTAAATACAAACGCCGCTACTCCAGCAGCACAAGCAGAGGCAGTTAAATCTGGTGGTGTCGATGGAACTAATAATCCATCAGGAGCAAAACCAGATTTAAATCAACCACCAAACGTTTCTAATGAAGCAGCGTCTCAATTATTGTTAGGTACTAAATGTTGTAACAGTGAAACGAATCCAGCTGGAGAATACTTCTGTGTTGAAGTAGCAGATGCTAAATGCGAAAGCGCAGAAAATGATAAATCAAAATTTGAAAGTATTCTAACTGAATTATTTGGAAACATATCAAATAATGGAGGACAATTAGGTACTAGTCTTGTAGGCAAATACACTGGAAAACTATATGATTATGTTGATATTGCTCAAGGATATGCCAATAAGTCAGTAAGGCTAGCAAGTTCTATGGTTGCTAGAGTTAAGGGAGAAATGTTTGCTTATATTAAACAGGGAGCAAAAGCAATTATTGATTTCTTATTAACTACTGAAGTTGTTGATCCTGAAGGAGCAGAAACTTTTGTTGGTCCATATGCTAATCCAGATGAAGCAGTTAAACCCGCAAAGAAAAGAGTAGGAAGACTCAGAGGATTGACTGCGTGGATTAACGAACAATTAAAAAATGTTAACTGTGTGATGGATGATTTAGATGAAAGACTTAGAGAATTTATAGAAGGATTAATCTTTGGAGCACTTGACCAAGTTATCAATGCTGCTCAGTGTTTTATTGATGAGCTTATTGGAGACATTTTTGATCAGATTGCTTCGTTTATAGAAGATGCTATCAATGCTATCCTTGGTCCTCTTCAAGCACTACTAGCTGTGATAGCAAGTCCTCTTAATATTCTTGGTGCTGCCATTCAACAAATTTTTGATATTCTTGGCATCACTTGTGGTGGATCTGATAGTAAGTGTTCAAGTGAAGAGCAACTTAAAAATTGTACTGGACCTTGTGGCAAAGAAAAAGATAAGAATTTCTTAGATGATTTGTTGGCAGCTATCGAAGATGGCAATCTCGACACAGGTACTGGTTCTTGTTCTGAATCTTTAACTTACCCACCAGTTGATCCTACTGTCGTAACAATTGTAGGTGGCACTCCAAATCCAAAAACATTTACTGGAAGTAAACCAAAAACCATAGCACCACCAGATAAAGATGATACAATAGATCCAGATATTTTTGGTGGCAATAATAAGAAGAAGACTGGCACACTTAAATCTCCCTCAAGTAAAGGGACTATAACTCCATCAAAAATCACTCCAAAGACTTCAATACCTTTACCAATTAACACTTCATTTGTTAATCTTGCCAACAAAGGGTTGTTATTGATTCCCAATAAAGGAAGTTTAAAAACTAAATTATTTGGTGGTATGAATCCATCTGTTTCTGGTCTTGGAAATACATTTACAGCTTGTTTTGATAATAGTTTATTAAAAATAAAATTGAAAGGAAAAACAACTACCTCATTCGAACCTATTATAAACGTAGTAGAACAACTAGATTACAGTTTATCTGTTGACAAGTTAGTTGTATTTGAAAAAGATACAATCACATTTACATTAGTTGCCAACGGTGCTCCTGTTGCTGATGGAACGGTGTTCAACTATGCTATGTTTGGAGATATAGATGTAGATGATTTTGTTGACAAGAAAACAACAGGAACTATGAAAATGTTTGGTAATATTGCTACGACAAAAATTACGATTGCCGATGACGCACTTGATGAACCAGTAGAGCAGGTTACATTCAACGTATTAGAAGCATCTAGAAGTGTTGCGTTTAGTATCGCTGCTTCTGATACAACTAAGAAAACACCAGAGCCTGATAGTCCAATCGAACCAGCATTTACTCCCCCAGTGTTAGGAAAGGTAGAAGTTTGTGGCGATGGTAGAATTATGGATGTTCCCATTGAATTTAGAGGAGATGCTTATCTTACTCCACCGATTGTAATAATTCGTGGTGCTGGATTTGGAGCATCAGCTAAAGCAGAACTAGATCGAGATGGATATCTTACGAAGATTAGAGTACAAAGATCTGGAACAGGATATGCTCCAAACAGAGTCAAACAAAATTGTGTTATATCTAATTTTGTTATGGTAACTCCTGGGTCTGGATATTATAGAAAACCAATGGTTTATGTTGATGGAAGATCTAACGTTGCTGAAGCAATTACAGATGATAACGGAATAATAATTGGAATTGACGTGATTGATAAAACAAAAACTTTTGATTGTACTCCACGAGTAGAAATCTTTGGAGGAAATGGTTTGGGTGCTAAAGCAATAGCAATTATGGAATGTAGAGATGAACCTTCATTCACTATATTCCAAACAGAACTAGCTCCTTCTGGTGTTGACTCTGTTGTAGATTGTCCGTAGGAGATATAAAAAATGGCAAGTAATAATTCAGCAGCAAATTATTTAAGCGCATCTGAAGCATATGGTAACTTTGAAGGAGCAAAACCATTTCCTGGAACGGAAAAACTATCAAAAGAAGTAGGACAAATTAATAGCTTAGGTGGGAGCACAGGGTTTACTGCTACTACAGATTTACAAAAGAAACAGGCAGAATCAACTGACGGTGGTTGTGGTACATCATTTACTACTGCTACTGATCCAAAAAATATTAGTGTAAAACATGAAATAAGTGGTAACTTTATAGAAGTAGCAACCGTCAATGATCAAGGAGACCCACAAAAGAAATGGATTGCTTCCAATGGCACCTCAATGACCTTTGCCGAAGATGGTAGTGTCATATATACTACCTCAAAAAGAGAAGGAGATCCAAATTCTGGTAGGTTTGATGTTTGCTCTCATGGTAGTACAAGATTTAAAATAGGTGAGGCTTTATTAATTGTAGTTGATAATAAAAATAAAGTTGTTGCTGCCAAAGACGGTGGCAAAGAAGGACCAGCAATGTCTATTACTGTGTATGGAAATATAGATGTGAGTTCGGTTAGTGGTGATATAAATGTAAAAGGAAAAAATATTAATTTAAACGCGGAAAATGAACTGAAATTAAATGCTGGGTCAAAAATATCATTACTATCAGGTAAAGGTAAAGGTCAAAACGAATCAAAAGAAACTACAAAAGGAAAAGAAGAAGCTAAATCTGAGTATGGTGGAGTAGTTGAAGTTAAAGCAGGTGATTTTACAGTTGGTGCATTAACGACCAGAAAATCTTCATCAATGGATTATAAAATAATTGAAGCGGAAGGAGCAGTTTTAAGTACAAACCAGTTGGCAAACTATGGTATTCAATCTCCAGGATCATTTACTTTAGATGTGGGGGGAGACTTCCACGAGAAAATTGGTGGATTAAAAAGAACTGATATTTCTGCTACAGCAAACCCAGCAACAACAATTTTTCCTGGTCAACTAGATGGGTGGATTACTAATATTGGTGAAGTAACTGGAAATGCGTTCTTCCTGGACGCCGCTGGCGGTGGTATTAATATGTATACTAGGTCAGGAGATGTTATACTTCAAACTGAGTCTGGTGGATTCATTGTTGATTCTAAAACAGCTGGTGGCGTTGCTGGTGTTGACATTGATAAAAAGGGTGCGGATGGAAAACCTTTAGGATTAACGCCAGGAGTTTATCTCAGAGGATATAAGAAAAGTGTGTACATAGGAACCGATTCAGGGTCCGATATCAGTATTGCTCTAGGTGCAGCAACAGCAGTAAAGACAGTTACAAATGGTATAAAAATATCAACAGCAAAATTAGAAATTAAAAATACTACTGGAATTTATTTAAATTAGTAGTGATTTCAAAATGGACCTTCGATTACCAAAAAGGTCGAAAAAAAATCTCGGGTAATTTTTGCTAAAAAAACCTTTTTGAAAATTATATAGATATAATAGAGTTATTTGAAATTATGCATCATTTAATGATAGAAGATTTTCTTGATTTTTGGACATTACAGAAGATTAAAGAAAATTTAAATAGTGCTGAAGATGTTGATTGGCAAGATGGCAGAAAAACTAATTTAGATCACGAAGGCAAAATTAATTTTAGGTTATTTGAAAAAACTAAAATATTTGAAAATATTGCTAATCTTGTTGATATAACTATAAAAAATGATAATAATTTTAGATCTTACACATTAGTAAAATATCTTTTTAGTCCCCAAGTTACTAAAACAGTGCCTGGTGGAAAATATGAAAAACATTTAGATGTATTGTATAGACCAGATCCTTCTAATATATCTAACGTGCTGAGAAGCGATCTTTCATTTACTTTATTTTTAAATGATCCTGAAGAATATGAAGGTGGAGATTTAGTGATTGAAGATATTGGAAAATTTAAATTAAGATCTGGATCAATTATAGTATATCCTTCAAATAAAATTCATGAAGTAACTGAAGTCACTTCTGGTGAAAGATATGTTTTTGTTGGGTGGATAGAAAGCATAATCAAAAATAACACCCATCGTAATATATTATATTCTTATGATAAATTATTAGAAGATATAGAATTTTCGACAGAAAAGAAAATAAAATTAGAAGAATTGCGTACTAATTTATTACGAGAATTTGTAGATTGACAGGTCAGCAAAAAACCTGTATAATAGCAATGTAGTGGCTTCAGACTTATGGTTAATTCAACCGAACAAGTTCTTGACAAAATAACGGTAGACCTCTATAATAAGAAGGTAGTTGTAGGGGGGTCTGAAGGTTCTAGAGTTGTGTTCAAATGTTCGTCAGTTACAGAACTGATTAATCTGATGAACGAGTGTAAAAGGTTGCTTAAAACTGACAGCGTTATCGTAAGATAACTTTTATGGGAGCATGGTGGAATCGGTAGACACACCAGACTTAAAATCTGTTGGGCAGTGCCCGTGGGAGTTCAAGTCTCCCTGCTCCTATTTTCCCACTAAATAATTTGTAGTGGGAAAATAATGGAATACATACTCACGCAAGAATATGTCTTTTATATGGGACAAGTTGTTCGTATGTATTTTATTAATGGTCTTCCGTATACGTTTGATGAATTACCTCATATAATTCAAGATCACCCATCTATTCAAACTGAAGCTCTTAGTCATCAAGATTTTGACGATGAAGATTTATATAGATATTCAAACTATCTTATAATGGAAGAATTACATCCTTTGCTATTTGATGTTAATTTAAAAAATCCAGAGTTGTTACCTAAAGATGATTGACGAATTTTGTGAATACTTTGAAGGAATATTTGACAACAAAATACAAGCAATGCATAATCCGAGACATTTTGCTATGATTGAGTTAGTCCATACTCTTTATGGTAAACATAAATTTCGTTGTATTCAACGTTTTTATGTTGATAAACGACAGTATCGTAATACGGTACTTTCTGTTTATGAACAAGATTCTAAAATCCTTGTAAAAAACTTTAAGGAGAAAAATCCAGAAACTGGAGAATTGACATATTTAAAAGGATGTGATACAATATTCGAGAAAATAGGTGAAGAATTTCACGGCAAAAACCTTTGTAAAACCTGTTATGTTACTTGGTCTGGAAAAGAAACCTATCTTCAAACTCAAAGTGTCCTCGGAAAAAATTACTATAACGTAATTGATAAGGGATATGATGTAAATACTGACGAACATATATGGGGTTCCTTTAACGGGGAATTTCAGTTTGTCAAATCGCCTGAGTAGCTCAGCTGGATAGAGCAACGGTTTTGTAAACCGTAGGTCGTCGGTTCAAGTCCGACCTTGGGCTTCCGTGTGAAGGAAGAAGCAACTAACCTGGGTCCCCCAGGTTTTTTTGTATAAATAAGGTAAGAAGAAATCTCCATACTACGGGTTACTGAAGGATGCCATTAACAAGGTTAGATAATCTATTATCAAGTAAGACTGGTAAGTACATTTATGTTTCTCCTGATGACTTTAACGCAAGTGACGCATTAGATAACAGAGGTAATAGTCAATTACGTCCTTTTGTCTCTATTCAACGTGCTTTCTTAGAAGTAGCACGTTTTTCGTATGTTCCTGGAGTTAATAATGACAGGTTTGACCAGTTTACGATTATGCTGGCGCCTGGTACTCACTATATTGATAATCGTCCTGGTGACACGGATACATCAAATGTTCCCATATTCAATTATGATGCGGTAACAGATACTTGGAATGACCCCGCTATTTTTGACTTAGGAAATCCTAATAATATTCTGTATCGTTTTAACGGGCGTGATGGTGGTTGCACCATTCCTAGAGGTACATCTCTTGTAGGTACAGACCTTCGTAGAACACAACTTCGTGCTCTTTATGTACCAGATCCAGCTGATGTTGATGTTCCTCGTACATCACTATTCAATGTAACTGGTGGTTGTTATTTTTGGCAGTTTACTATTCTTGATGCTAATCCAGAAAATGGACCACTGAACGGACTAGCATATAGTCAACCTGGGTCTACACAAAAGTCAATACCACTGTATTCCCACCACAAGATGACAAACTTTGTCTATGCGGACAAAGAAGATTTGAGTTTACTTTATAGAAAAATTTCAAAATGCTTCAGTAAGTATCAAGAAGCTATTGATGATGTTTACACTGATGAAGTTGGTAGAATTCAGGATACTTGGTCTTCTACACAATCATATATCGTAAATAATAATGTAGTCTTTGGCGGTGAAGCATATAAGGCACTCGCTAACTCTACAAACAAAAGACCAGACTTAGAAGATACATTTTGGGAACGTCTGAACACAATTTCGCGTGAATTTGACTTCAGAATTCAAGAAAACCGAATTGTCGGACCTCTTGCTGATACCGTTCAATTAGATGAATTTATTGTATCAGAACCTTCAGCTGGATTGCTGGATGTTACAGTAAGAACAAAAATTAATCATGGATTTTTTCCAGGTCAATATGTTGCTATTGACAACACTGGATTAAATCGTAATTTGGAGGGTGTATTCCAAGTTTACAGTATTAGCACTACAAATCCTAAGGAATTTAAGTATCGTATTGTAACTACTGCGAGTGCTGTTGGGCTAGTTCCTGGAGCATCTATTACTCCTAATTCTGCCGCTACTGTATTGGCAGAGATAGACAGCGTTGAATCAGCATCACCTTACGTTTTCAACGTTTCTATTCGTTCTGTGTGGGGTATTTGTGGTATTTGGGCGGATGGAAGAAAAGCCACTGGTTTCAAATCAATGGTTATCGCTCAGTATACGGGTGTTTCGCTACAAAAAGATGACCGTGCGTTCATTCGCTACGATGAATTTAGTAACACTTGGAATCAAGCACCACTAACTGATGCGTTTGCTACAACTCCTTATCACATTAAGGGTGACGCATATTGGAAAGATGATTGGAGAAACTTCCACGTTCGTGCTTCGGATGACTCCTTCATTCAAAACGTTTCGATCTTTGCTGTAGGTTTTGCCGATCACTTCCTGCTTGAGTCTGGTGGTGACATGTCCATCACCAACTCCAACTCGAACTTTGGTAATACTTCGATGCATTCGAAGGGATTCAAAGGATTTGCGTTTAACCAAGATAAAGGTGGATATATTACTGATATTATTCCACCAAAAATTCTTGATGAAAGTGTCCAACCAATTAAAACAAGTTATTATCCAATTGATGTTCAGTTATCCAAACCATCAACGAATAATAACAGACTTTATATAACTGGAGATAAGGCAAATAATTTCCTATCTCGTCCCGCCGCAAGTATCAATGGATATAGATTAGGTGCTAGAACATATATTAATGATGATAAGAGTGAAAAGATTTATGTTAATACTACCGCTGATCAAACATCTGGCGAAACTGGTTCTACTACAAAATCTGCTGTAGTTTATCCACAAGGATTTAAAATTTGGTCAGCAGCACTTGATACATTAAGTCCTGCTAATTTAGGTATTGGTGATTTTAACCAAGATGGTACGCCAAATACTGCTGCTGATACTCTCTTATTCAATCTTCGTCAAGATGCTGCTAATTTAATTGATGCTAATAAAGTCTTTATTCAAGCAGAAGCATTTGGATACATTCTTGAAAAATATCCATACCTTCAAACTATTCCATACGTTAATCCTAACATCACGTTTGAAACTGGTCGTTTTAGAGATGCTCGCAACTTAATTTTAGCTAATCGTCAAGAAATTATTGACTTTTCTTACAATCAAATGTTGACTGCTTTCCCAACATTTGTTCCACCTAGCGTAGATAAGTGTAAGAGAGATATTGGAATTATTGTTGATGCTGTTGCCGCTGACTTATATGATGGCGGTAACGCTCATGTGGTTGAAGCAACCGAATCATATTTTGATGCAAATGGAAATCCAATTGTTGATGGAGTTGTTGGTGAAGTAACTCAGACCATATATGCTTTTAATCGTGCCAGAGACTTGGCTAAAAAAGCAATTTCCAATTTACTTGGAAATACTTCTCTTGTTCCAGTGGTTTCTTTGACATCTAGTGGAACCACTATTACGGTTACAACATCTTCTGCACATAATCTAAAAATTGGTCAGGAAATTAATATTGGTGGCGCCACCCAAAGTGAGTACAACGTATATAAAACTGTAGTTTTGTCGTCTGGTCTTACTCCAACACAATTCCAATATAAGGTATCTGTTGCCCCATCTGTAACTGTCGCAACTGGTGCTTTCTACGTTTCTAAAATTACTATTGACCCAGAAAACACCATTAATCCAGCTGGTAGATATAAAGATGCTGCTAGACTTGTTACTGCCAATAGAAGGGAAATCGTTGATCGTGCAGCAGCTGAAATTGCTATTCAGCATCCAGATTTCTTCTATCCTGGCGATCCACAAACAACCGCAACATCACGTTTTAAAGATGGTTATAGATTAATTCAACAGAATCGCCGTCAAATTGTTGATCGTGCCGCTGCCGAAATCGCCATTCAGTTCCCTGATTTCTCCTATCCTGGTGATCCAATAACAACTGCTGTATCTAGATATAAAGATTCCTTTAGACTCATTCAACAAAATAGACAAGAAATTGTTGATCGTGCTGCTGCTCAAATTGCAGTCGAACATCCAGATTTCTCCTATCCTGGCGATCCAGTAACAACTGCTGTATCTAGATTTAAAGATGCTTATCGTCTAATCCAACTAAACAGAACAGCAATTATTGATACTGCGTATGCTGCTATTGCTACGGCATTTCCAACTTTCGTCATCAACGCAACAAATACAGATAAGTGTAAGAGAGATATTGGTATCTTCGTCGATTCTATATCTCTAGACATCGCTCAAGCTGGAGGAAATGTATATACTCGTAAATTTGTTCTTTCATATTTTAATAACAACACTCCTATTACTAATGGTCTTGTAGGTGAAGAGGCACAATCAAATGCTGCCTTTAATGCGGCTTGTGAAGAAATGAAAAAAGCAGTCACAAACCAATTAGCAATTAAAGATCTAACTATCACTTCTGGTGCTGCTACCTTTGGTGGCAGTGGTGGCACTATCGCCAATAACAGCCCAAATGCTTGTGATGATGTTCGTTCTGCACTTGATAGTTTAACACTTATCGTAACGACTCGCATTGCTGCTGGTAATATAACTGGTCTTCCTGCTGAATCAATATCAACTACTGTTCCTGCTGGAGAAGCTAAGTGTAAAAGAGATGTTGGTATCTTCGTTGATGCTTTATCTTTGGATATTTCTAATGGTGGTGGTAATGTATACAGTCGTCAATTTGTTCTTCAATATTTCAATAACGGTACTCCTATCAGTAATGGATTAGTAAATGAAGAAGCACAATCTGTAACTGCTTTCAACAAAGCAAGAGATGAGATGAACAGAGCGATTACTAACCAGTTGTTCGCTAAAGATCTTTCAATTACTGCAGACCCAACACCTGGATCTGGATCTGTATCGAATACAAATTCCACCTCCTGTGCTAACGTTCAAGCAGCTATCACTAGCCTGGCATTACTTGTTACTGCTCGTGTTACCGCTGGTAACATAACTGGTCTTCCTGCTGAAACAGTATCAACTACTATTCCTGATGGAGAGGCAAAATGTAAGAGAGATATTGGTATCTTTGTTGATGCGGTTTCACTTGATATCGCACAGGGCGGTGGCAATGTATACAGTCGTCAATTTGTTCTTCAGTATTTCAATAACGGTACTCCTATTAGTAATGGATTAGTAAATGAAGAAGCACAATCTGTAGCTGCTTTTGACATGGCTCGTGACATGATGAAGTTAGCAATTACTAATCAGTTGTTTGCTAAAGATCTCACTGTCACTTCTGGTCCTACTAGTGCTGGTGGAACTGGCGGCAATGTGAGCAATAATAGTCTTACTGCTTGTTCAGATGTTCAAACTGCCATTACAAACCTAACAGCAATTATTACCGCAAGAGTTACTGCTGGTAACATAACTGGTCTTCCCGCCGAGACAGTATCGACTACTGTTCCTGCTGGAGAAGTTAAGTGTAAGAGAGATATTGGAATCATTGTGGATGCTGTACAGCAAGATCTTTTCTGGGCTGGAAATGAATTCACCATTGCCGCAATTCGTGAATACTTTACCAGTAATAATGTTTTATTAACAAATGGTCTTGTTGATGAAATTAATCAATCTATAACTGCTTTCAACGCTGCTGGAAACATGGTTAAGAAAGCAATCAATAATCAGTTGTTTACTAAGAATTTAGCACTATCTTCTGGTCCTGCTATCTTTGGGAGCGGCGGCGCTGTTGTTCCTAATAACAGCCCAACTGCTTGTGCTGACGTACAAGCGACAGTTGATACTCTATTTGGACTTGTGAGCACAACTCTTACTGCAGGTACGCTCTCATCTCTACCCGCAATCAATAATGGAAAATGGGATTGTGCTAACGTAAGAACCGCAATCGACACACTATTCTTAATTCTCACAACTGCTTTAAATACTAATAGTATTGCTGCTCTTCCACCCTCTAATCCTGGTCCTTGGAGTACTGTTAGTGAATCAAGCAAGTGCCGTAGAGATATTGGATATATTGTTGAGTCTATTACCGCTGACCTTCGTTTGGGTGGTAATGAAAATACAATTAATGCTGCTGAAGCATATTTCACTGGAACTGGTCAACAAACTTTATCTGGTACACTTGCTTCAACTGGTGTTATCACTGGATTAACTAGCACTGCTAATTTACTAGTTGGTATGGCAGTATCTAAAACTTCTGGTGCTGGTTCATTTGGTGTTAACCCAACAATTGTTTCGATTGATGGAGTAACACAAATTACCGTCACTCAAACTTCAGGAACAGTAACTCCTGGTGCTATTTCTTTCATTGCTAACCAACTTGATTACATTGAAAAAGAAAGAGTTGAAACTCTTGAATCTTACGATTATGTAAGAAACTTAGCAATTTCTGCTATGAGAAATCATAATACCTATGTAAGTGGTAATGCTACTGGTAACTCAGCAATTATTACTGTACCTAGTACTAATGGTCTTATTATTGGAATGTCAGTTCGCAGTGTAACTACTATTCCAACTAATACTGGTTCTCTCAACACATTAACAACAAATTACAATGATGAATTAGAAGAAATTAAAAATGGTCGTGTAGTTCCTAAAGCGACAAATTATACTACTGCCATTCCTTCAAATGCTTACATCATGAAAATTGGTGATGGAAATAACGGGTTGAACGCAAATCAAATTCAACTTGGAACAAAAGGTTCTAAATTTGATTCTGGTGTACTTGTAACTGCTAGTTCTTCTTTGGGAACAAATACGCCTACTAAGTTCTTCTTCCAATTAGAAACTGGTATTTGGGCTAATGCTATCAAACCATCAGTCGATCTTCAAGTACTTCAAGATTATGATTATGCCGCAACATATGGAGAATGCTCTTCAGTAGTTGAAAATATTAATACATTCTTTACTACTTTTAGTACCGTTATTAATAATGGTATTGGTAGCATTGCCAGGAAAACTTCTGAACTTAGCACAGGAACATTTGCCCAGAGAGCAACAATCTTTACTTTAACTGATACTTCTTCTGGTGCTTCTCCTACAAACCCTCACCACCTAGAGACGGGAACGCCTGTAAGACTTGTTCCTCGTGCTAAGGACGGTGTTACGGTAGATAAGCGTTTTATCAGACTTCCTAGAGGATTTGACACAAATACTGTGTATTATATTATTGCTCCTGGTAGAAAGACAGATCCATACGATTATTCTAATACTACTAGATTTGATGGAACTACTGTTGGTTCTTACCAAAGTGTTATGCTTGCTAGTAGCGCAGAAAACGCTGCTACTGGTATATACATCTATTCCTCAGAAACAGAAAGTATTGATGAAAATGTAACAATTGATGTTTATCAATATGTTCTTGATGTTAAGTATGACCTTAACCAATACACCACTTCAAGAGGTGATGGAACTACATTGGTAACAGAAGAACCACATGTTTTTGACCTTCCAAACTCTTCTTGGAATATAAATGATAATCAAAAATATCAAGCAATCTTCTTCAAACCAATTGGAAATGGTACTTTGCCAACTGGTATTTCCTCCGCTAGAGAATACTATGCTCGTTATGTAAATAAACCAAATTTACCTGTTAACCGTCAGTTTGAAGTTTATGATACTCTAACTCAGGCTGTCCAAGGTGCTACTCCACTTACCTTCCCTGTTTTCACTGGTTCTTTCTATACTTTCTCAAACAAAAAGAGGTCTCCTCTTAGATTTGCTCCAGAAGCAGGTGCCTCTCTTTCTTTTGATGAAACAAAGCTTTATGTAAATAATAAATCAATATTTGCGGTTAATGACTATGTTAGGGTAGCAGATGAATTTTTCTTTGTTACTGGTATTTCGACTACAGGTTCAGACCATCTTATTGTAACAAGATCAGTACTTGGATCATTCCCAGTTAGTCATTCGGTAGGAGCGGTTGTAAATAAGTGGAATTATAATAATACTTCAACTACTACTACTCTTGCTGAGACAGTAGATTTAGTAGAAACTATTTTTGACTTTACTTCTGTTTCAGGATTTGCGATTGGCGATTTTGTAAGATTAACTAATAATGTAACTACGTTGAATGAAGTAATTAAAATTACTAAGATTGAAGGTACTCAAGTTATAGCAGCTAGAGCACAATTAGGAACTGTAGTACAAGCACAATCAGGAACAATAACTGCTACTCGTCTATCTCTTACTGCTGCTTCTCCTGCTGTTACTACAACTCTTTCTGAAGGATATCCAAGACTTTTATCAGCAGCAGAAAGTGGTAATTATGCTGGTGGTACTTGGTATATCGGTACTGACTCTACCAGACCTAACACCATTCTTGAAAGAATGCGTAAAGAAGACTTTTCTACTAAAGATAAAACTCCAGACACTTGGTTTGAAAGAATTGAAGACAGCAGAACAAAAGAAGATCGTGTTTATAGATTACGTTATGTTATTCCTAATTATCTTAAGTCAGTTCGAGATCCTTTAAATGGATTTATTATTAAAGCTAGAAATGACCAAACCAGAAGACTGTTACCACAAAAAATTCTAGTAAAACCAACTGCTAGTGGGTCAGATATTGCTGAACTTAGTATTCCCAACCAAGGAGCTGCGGTTACAGGAAAATCTCCAAATAGAGAATATTTAGGATATACCACAGCAGAACACGGACCAAACTTTATAAGCCTTTATGATCCATATAATCCAGAGACTCTATCTCAAATTGATGAGACACCTAAGTATAGAAAAAAGGTTACCACTGATTCTAAAGTAACTTTTTATGTTGAATCTGCCAGAAGAGTTTTATCAAAGGGTAGAGAATACTTACAATTAACGGTATTCAATATCGGTATTGAAGAGCAAGGATATAAAGAAAAACTGTTCACTACTGTCAGAATTGACGCACCACAAGGAGGAACAGGACAATTTGTTTCTAATATCGCCAACCTAGCAAATACAGATACATCTAATATTATTACCTGGGATGGCGCATGTAAAGGTAAAGCACGAGTTCACGCTTACTTTGATTACGAGAATCAACATTATCTAATTCTTAAAGATATTACTGGAGTATCAAAATTAGAATTTGATTATAATGGAGCTTCAACAGTATTCACACAAGGTACTGTTTCTGCTACTCTACTTTCTCCACCAAATGAAGGACGTTCTGATATTAAGAATTACCTCTACGCAGTAGAAGGGTCAAATGCCTATACTATGACTCCTGGAGATACTTTCCAAGCAGAAAATGGTAACTATACAATTGCTAGTGTAGAAGATACGGAAGATTTTGAAGATACTTTCTATATTTTTGATATCAATGAAGTTCGCAGAAGAATTCCTGGTCAGCAAGACGGAGTTTATTATCTAACTTGTCTACGTGGCGATATTAGACCATTCCCAACTGGTGCTGGTGTTGGTTTAAACTTTAGAGATATGAAATTCTCTCAACCAGTATCAAAACTTTATCCTGAATTCTATAAGAATGACCCAGAATGGTATAAGCAACTTGATTCTGCTGCTGTAGACTCACCAGAAACTATATCTGCTGCGGATAACTACGTCCACGGATTAGTTACTGTTAACGATTCTAAAGCTAGTGTAACTAGAGAAGGTATACTAGACCTTGTTAAAGATAAAGGTTCTAAGAGATATAACTTCACGGGAACAACTGAAATTAAAGCTTTACCTGGCGGTGCCTCTGCTGGTTCTGAAGCAAGAAGAATTCCTATTTGTGGTAATTCACCATATCCAACTGAAAAACGAATATACGTAGAACTTCGTAGACCATCTATTGCTCGTTCAGGTAACCACACGTTTGAATATCTTGGATTCGGTCCTGGTAACTACTCAACTGGTTTCCCATCCAGACAGGAAGTTGTTCTTTCTGATATTCAAGATTTCTATGCTCAGGCTAAGAGACAGAATGGTGGTATCGTATTCTATACTGGTCTAAACTCCAATGGTGACTTGTATATTGGTAACCGCAAGATTAATGCTATCACTGGCGAAGAAACATTCCTAGAATCAGCATTACTTGTTGAGTCTTCTGATCAAGGAGATTCGATTGGAAACTTTGTAACTACTTTCGATGGTCCAGTTACATTCAATGATGTTGTTTCTTTCCTTGCTCCTCTTCAAAAAGGACCACTTCAATTTACAGCTCCAATTTTTATGGATGTAGGCACAATTGTTCCTACAACTGGATTTAATGCTCCCCCCGCTATTCAAATCAAATCTAATATTGCTACCGAGGATGATTCTACTCTTAGAATCAATCCATCGACTACCAGACCAACTGGTGATATTATCATTACTGATAATAGATTACAGGTTGCGGTTATTGATTTTAATACTAGAGGATTACAAGATTACTCAATTCGTACCGCTCTTAATCAAATAACACCAGACCAACTCAATATATTTGGACAACTTAGCGGAGGAATAAGTTCACAAGTTATCAACTTTGGTAGTAAGTATCCATTGAAAACTGGTGATATTCTTCTAAGAGGAGAACAAGTTGGACTTAGTGGTTCTATTGCTTGGGTTTATGGTAATAATTTTGAAACCGTAGCAAATGCCTACAAGTATAAACTACAAGGTTTTGGTGCTGGTAATCCCAAAATAAGGGTTCTATGGGCAGCGGTTTCTGGCACAAGTACCAATTATACAAACACCCAAGTAGGAATTAAATCTGCAAACTATCAAGTTAAGATTACTGGCACGATTCAAAATTCTGCTAATTCTGGATTAACTTCTAGAATTTTAGGTGCTTGGAGTATTATACCGTCTACTTTCAGTGAAAACAATGATTTTGTAGATCTTCAGCTGAATGATTATGTAGATGTAGGTCAGTATGATTTTTCTGCTGCTACCGAACCATCTGTAGTTATTTCTATATCTAACGTTGCTTGGAAGGAAGTTGGTGTAATTGGTGCAGAGTCTATTAGAACTAAGACTGATGACATTGGTGATTATCGAGTAGGTATTAACACTGTTGCTCGTACCGCTCACACAGCATTTAAAAATGGATTTATTGAGAGTGGTGCTACTGACCCAAGAGCTAATTTTGATGTTGTTGGAACAGCATTCATTAGTGGCAAAACATTAGCAACTTCACCAAATAATTATATTGCTAATTCAACTCTTGCTGCTAGAACATTCATCAATCAAGACAACGCTTTGTTGGTTGGTGGAGACAGTGCTACTCCAAATAATGCTGCTGTATTCAGACTATCTACTACCAATAGTGGTAGAGTAGGTATTAATACAACTAACGATCAACTAAATGGCACTGCCAATAATGGTTGGTATGCCGTTGCGTTTGCTGTAATTGGCAATGTGGCATTTAGTGGAAACCTAAGAGTTCAAACTGACCTTGCTGTAAATGGTGGGGACATCACAACCAGTGTTACTACTACTGATTTTAACTTCTTAAATCAAAGCACATTTGCTGGTAGTATCACTGACAATGCTGGTGTTATTACAACCACTGGATTAAATATTGCTAATTATGCCGCTTCTATTAATATTGGTACTAATAGAACATCTGGTCAATATATTAATATTGCTAATGTTTCTGACAATGTTAATGTAAGAATTGCGAATAATCCTAGTACTACTATTAGCAATGTTTCTAAAGTTAATATTGGTGGTGCTTTTAGTAATAACGAATCTCAGAGTTATGTTTCGTTTGATTCTAAATTAACTAGAGTTGGTGGTGACTTAGCTCTTAGTTATTTGAGAGGTCCTGGGTCACTTGTAAGAATTACCGTTCCTTCTGGAGCGATTCTGGAGGCATTTAATGATGCAACTACGTTAACTCTTGCTGGTAATGCTTCCACGATTGCTTTTGGTGGTCAGGGTGGAACTACAAAGATTAGAAACTCTCTTATTGTAGATGCATCACTTGTATCAAATGGCAACTTCACTATGAATGGTGGATTGTCTTCGTTTGATTTTAATGGTGTTCGTGGGCAAATGGGAACTACTCCACTTGCGGTAACTGGCACAAGTACTCCACCTTTAGATAAAACAATTGATCTTGTTACAATTATCAATAGTATTCCTGGAATTACGGATTATTATGTTAATCAAATTGATACTGCTGGTAGTGGTGATTGGGGTGGCATTTCCTATCAGGTGGCAATTACTAATATTCTTGGAGCACCTCCTAATAATTTACCAGCATTAACTGGAAATCAGTTCTATTTACCACTACAAACTGCTCCAACATATAATGAAGGTGATTATCTATTAATTGATACCCCTGTTATTACAGGACTTGCTCAACATCCAGAAATTGTTAGAATCCCTACGGGAGGATTGGTTAGAACGGGTACTTATCCATACTATATTATTGTAGAAAGACAACCATTAGGAACGTTTGCTCCAATAAGATCAGATCATCCAGATAATCCAACATATCAAACAAAAGTTAGAAAGATAAATGTTGCCTTTGATGCTACTTGGACAACAAATAATTTAACTGCTAGCACTGGAACTTCTCTTATTCAGTTAGCTGAATTTGGTGGAAGTTTGGGAATTGGTGATTACGTTATTCAACAAAGAAGACCACCATTTAATGCTGTTGCTGTTAATGGTAGTAATCAATTACAGTCGGTAGTATCTAACTCTTATACATTAGCAGTTGGACAGAAAGTTTCTTCTCAAACTGGTGGAATTACAATTCCAGATGGAACTACAATTACTGCGATTAGTGGTTCAACAATTACTTTATCAAATACAGTTACTGGAAATGGTTCTGCTGTATTTAATATTGATATTGGAGAAATCATTAAAATTGCTACATCAGTAAACTCAACAACTAGAAAATTATCTATTAACAATGGTGCTACTCCTGCGTTAACAACTTTTGAAGTTAATACAGTAAATGGTGATACTACTATAGGCAATCCAAATATTGAAAATAGTGGCAATTTATCAATCTATGGCAACATTTCTCTAGTTGGGGGATGTGGTAATGGTTCTACAACTAGCGACAGAAAACTTACGTTTAGAAATGATTTATTTGAAACTGTAAGTATTAATACATGTAATGGTAATGCTACGTTTGGTAGTCCAAATGCCGAAGTATTTGTGATTGGTGGATTCTTTAATACTACTAAGCAAGCTCACAGTACAACTGCTGCTGTACATGCTTACTCTACAGCTCCAGAGACCAGACAAGGCGGTGGTCCGTTAACTACAATTCAAAATGCGGTTCTTCCAGGTAACTTACATACTGGCGGTACAACACAACCAACTTGGGATATTCCAGTTAACAGTATTGTTGGATTTAGCGTGGGTGATCTCGTTCTTATTGTCAATTCAAGTTTAGTTATTTCTCCTGCGAGCGTAACTAAAGGTGAAATTATTAGGATTACTGGAACACCATATACCAGTGGTGGGGTTGGATTCTTGCCAACAATTTATAATTCAACTTTCCCTGCGGGACAATATCCTACAGGAGGTAGAGGACAAGAAACAACTATACCAAATACTTGGGCTTCTGGTGATATAGTTGTTAAGATTGAGAAAGATCACAGAACCACTACACTGGGTGCATCAATCCCAGCAACTGGAAGAACAGTAGTTGAATTACCAAACACAAATACTAATAAAATTAGAATTAAATTAGTAAACGGTGATCTAATTTCACCGAAGTTAGATGACCAATACTTAATCCGAATTGGTACTGAATTCTTCCTACCTGATAGCAAATCTGGTGCGGTTGATTCTTTCTATGGCGTAAGAACTCCAAAATCATTTAGAGATCCTGCTACTATTAGCACTGAATATCCCCAAGGTAAATTAATTAACTTCTTTGGTGGAGGAGAGGTAACTCTACATGATAATTTAAATCTGGTAAGTGGGAACTTACGAATGTTCGGTAGTGATGGAAATACTGTAATTCTTAGTATTGGTAATGATGACGGACACTCTGGTGACCCATCTCAACTTGACCCTGATCTAGCCAAGGACAACAAAACTCTTCCTGCTGGCACAACTGGTTTCTATTTGAAAGGTCCTGCTGCAGTTCACGGTGACTTCAAAGTAGTAAAAGATTCTTGTAAAGAAAATGGAGTTTGTGAAAAAATTCTCCAATTTGAAGTTCAAAATACAAATGGTGCAACAACCGTTGGTGATAAATTATATGTTAGAGGACAAGTAAAAGTACAGGCAGATTCTGGTACTCCTATATTACATATTGATAATTTAGGTGCTGCTGGTACAGCACTTACGGGTCCTAGAGACTTTATTATGTACCAAGATGGGTCTGTTGATGCTTTTGGTATTAAGCAATACTTTACAGCAAATGGTGGCAGAAGATGGACTTATCTTCCATTCTCTCTCACTGGAAACGGGCAAACTCAAGGAAATCCATTACAACCAAATAATAATTACTTACTCAATCCACCTACCACTGGTAATATGATTGTATATCTTCCAACAAATGCTTTGACTGGAGATATTATTAGATTTATTGATATTACGGGAAATCTTCAATATAATTCTAGTTTTATAATTAGGGCTCTCAAAATTAATGGAGTCGCTACTGGAATTCAAGGAGATTTCAGTGGCACCAAAGCAAATCAAGGATCTGCGGCTCCATTAGCAACTGCTTGGGATAGTGGAGAGATGATAGTTCAAACAAGGAACGCATCTTTTGGTCTGCTATTTGTTGGTGATACTGATGCTACAGGTGATCCAAATGGATTAGAAATTCCTTCTAACTTACGTGGTTGGTTCTTAGTGGAGCTCTAAGATGGCAGTACGATACAATAGAGTAAAGCAAATGAAGTCCGTCAAAATTGGCACAATGATGGCGTGGACTGGGGATGGAATAGAGGGGAATTTGGTAACAGACTTGCCGAAAGGATGGATTCTTTGTGATGGCAGAAGTTACAATGCTAGTAAGTATCCTCTGTTAGCATCTATTATTGGTGATACTTATGGTGGCACAAATTTTGCAGGAACTTTTCCCGATTATACTGGCACGTTTAAAGTTCCTAATTTATCATCAAGAATGCCTATTGATTTGGAACCAGCGATGTTAATTGATACAAAATATCAATATGGACAAAGTGATGCTAGTACTGTTGTTGGAAATTTAGTTAGTGGATATGGAGATACAACACCAGTTCCAACATTAATCTCTGCTAATGCCGATATTGTCTTTACTTTGTTGAATACTACAAATATGATTGGTAAAATGACAAATATGACTATTACTGACCCAGATTTTGGTGCTACTGTTTATATGTTGCCTAGAAAATTAGGTATTGCTCATACACCATCACATGGGCATCCAGGAACTTACGATAGAGCCACAGTTGAAGGTTCTGGACCTATGCTATTTGAATCTGCCAGAATGGAGTTATTAGGAACAGAATCAAGTGGTTGTGGGTGTCCATCTGGTGGGCAACAAGCGAATAATATTCAGTGTCAATTACAAGATACAGCTAAAGTACCCACTTGGCAAAATGGAGCAGTGCCAATGACTTATTTTGCCGACATTGATCGTGAGCATACTCTTCCAACAACTGATAAGTTTTTTAATTTTGTTCAAACTGGAAATACTAATCCAGGGACTTCTAAAAAAACAGTAACGGGTACTCAGTATGGCAAAGATTGGCAACATGTTCCAGCATATACTTGGCCTACTGCCTTGAAAAATGAGTTTTTTGGATCTCAATTTAGCACGGGATTTCTTGAAGAACCAATGATTACTCACTCTCAAGCTGCTTGGTCTGGAATGTTTCCAAAACCAGGAATATATTCTAATAGAAGAAATTTCTTTGGGTTTGGTACTAATGTTACTGGTTCTACTAACGTACCTGATGATCCAGAAGTGGTTCCCGCAGCAACATACACTGTCTCTCTACCACCAACTAATAACACATTTTCTTTACCAGCGGGATCTGATATTGGAACGCAATTTGATAAAATAAAACCATTTATGACTATTTCTGGAAATTTTATTCCAGAAGGTGCCCAGATATTAGGAATTGAAAGGAAAAGTGGCACTTCAACTAGTAATTATGTGTATGAAATTGAAATGTCGGAACAAACAACTAATACTTCAACCCAATCTGTAACTGTAACAATAAGACACGGCACTTATCCTACTACTTTGAATACTCTTACAGCTGGTCAAGATCCAAATAGTAGTACATTTCAAGGGCATAGTCATGGCAGCTTTGATATAGCACAGGGAGTTGGTAGTTTAGTTGCACCAGCAACTCACCCTGTACAGGGTGAAACACTTGGAGTATCTTTAGGAAATGTGAATCCAGAAAATATTAATGATGCGCTAAATATTATTGCTGATACTCAAATGCCTTCAGTCAACTGTACTTTTATGATAAAAGCATACTAATGGCAAAATTCTACGGCGCCGAGAGAAGTAAAATAGGATCAACAACTGGCACTATTATTGCTTGGCCTGTTGAATTATCTAGTACTGATCCAACAAGTTCGGAAAACAAAATTATTTTACCAGCTGGATATTTGAAATGTGATGGAGCAAAATATAAATCTGCTGTTTATCCAGAATTAGCAGAAATTCTTGGAGTTGGTATTAATACTAAATTTGCTAGAAGAAATTTAAAGAATGATATTATTGGCAGTATCGATGCAGATCAATTTGTTGTTCCTGATTTGGGATCGAAATTTATAAGACCAGTTCCTGGAGTTGAAGTTGGAAGATACAACGCAATTAATACTGAAAACCAAGCAGGAATAGAAAAAAAAAGATCTGGAATGGGATTGGAAGCAACTTCCACTGTTGGTCCTGTAGTTAAAGTTTTGTATACTGGCGCTTTTTCAATTCCTATTCAGCAAATTGCTTTAAAAGGAAAACCATCTTGGACTAGAGGCACTAATAATCTTGCTCTCACTGATAATGAAAGTGTAGAAGCTTCACAACTGCATCCACATATGCATTTTGCTACCACTACTAGATGTAGAATTAAGGCATCAAATATTGGTGTATCTGGAGCAGAAACTCCTCAAGGTGGAACATCATTTAAGACAGCATCTACTATTTCTGTGGAAAGTTGGCTTAATGCTACTAAAATTCCCAATTGTGGTAGTAACACAGCACCTGGAGCAAATCAACCTACATGTTGGGCACAAGCAAGTTTTAATTGGTCATCAACCAGATTAGATCCTAAAGGCAAAGCTGTTGACCAGGAATCTGTTGGTGGTGGTTTTTTTGGTTGTACTGGAGAAAATACTTTTAATAATATTTGTTTTAGTGGTGGTACTAATTCTGAACTAAATTATAATTGTTTACTTGGACCAACGACCGCCGTGCCTAATGGACCAGTGACTTATAAGTTGTATAATGCTTGCGAATCTTTAGGTAATGGTCAACCAGCTAGTTATGATGACATCGTGAGTATTTTCCTTCTTAACTTGTTTTCATGTACTATAGAAGGTGTAAATATTCCACTTAATGATGGAGCGCAACAAGATGAATTTAATGGGGGATTTGGTCAAGTAGTCTTTAATTATGTCGCTAATGGAAATGGAGTTCCTAATGATTGGAACAATCAAACTTTAGCTGATGTAGTTCCTCTTAATATGAATTCAGCATCAGTCACTTCTCAGTGTTTCCCTCAAGTAGGAAATCTTCTCACCGAAGTTGACGAACTACTACAAGAGGATGGAGATCCAACAATTCATAATCATAAAATTACTCTCATAAAAGGTGATCATAATTATAAAATACAAACCAATGCCTTTTCTCTATCTCCAGATAATTTAAATACACAATTAACAATTCAAACGGAGCAATCAGCATCTTTAGACGCTGTAACTGGTCCTTACATTATTATAGAATATTTAATAAAGACATAACATTATGCCTAGTTATAGAAATAATAGAAAAACTTTTTATACAGAAAAAACATCAGATACTTTATCTGTTGGAACTATTGTTCAGGTTTTAAAATCTGATCAAAATTCTTTTGAGCATAATTTTGTTCCTACTAACGTTCCAAATAATGGTGGGTCTACAAAATATGAAGTTATGCCTGGAGACGCAAACGTAGAAAATAATCCAGAGTTTCAATATCCAGGATACTTATATTGTGATGGAACAGAATATAATATTAATGAATATCCAGCATTATTTGCTGCGATTGGGAATCTTTATGGGGGAACTGCGGCAACTGGTGTTACACAAGATAACATATGGTCAATGTGGCCAGGAAGTTTGGGAACTTTTAAAGTTCCTGATTTCAAAGCAAAAAGATTAGTCGGTAATGGACCAGTTTATGGATTGGGAACTGCGTCTGTTGGAGAATCTGATCTTGGCGTTGGACCACAAACAATAGGTGGGAAATGGTATTTGGATGAAGCAGGACAAAAAAAACAATTCACTTTAGGAAACGTTACTACAACAGGTTACGAATTAGTTACTGATACCATACCAGCAGATATTGTTGGAACTCAGACAGTTACGGTGAATCTAGAGGAAAAAAGATTAAATGGTCCTCCACAGCACAGTCATTTTCTCTTACACTCAGAAGCTTCCCAAGATGTCAGTCAACCAAGAAAAGGATCTGGTGATTTTTATATAAGAGGATACAAAAATACTAAAGGAAAAATATCTAATTATTCGGCAATAGGCGGAATAGCTTTGACACATAGACATATTTTATCAAAGAAAGCATTTACTGATACTAGCATTGCTACATATGATACCTATAATTTTGCTGGTGGTGATGCTGGTGCTGGAACCATAAAAGAAGAAGGATTTTATTTTGCTTCTGGTGGATTAGGTGCTGGAAATTTTGAAAATAAAACAACAGTTGATCCACCTGTATTCAAAAAATTTACTGCAACTTCACTTATTGGCGGTAGATTAACTCAAATCCTGGGAACGCCCGAGTTTACTTTTACTCAGACATTATACTCTAATCCAGGATCATATACTTTTAATATGCCAACTACTGGATGGGATGTTTTAACTTTATTCATAATTGGCGGTTCTGGTTCAGGATCAGTATCGAATAATGCTGGAAATAATGGTGGGGAATCTTTTGTAATGATTGGTACTGGAGGAAACCCATCAAACCTTCTAAATGCTGTATCTGGTGGTGGAATCGGCGGCGGAGCAGCTAGCGGAAATAGTGGTGGTGGTGCTGGAGCTGCTGGCACTACTAGCTCTAGCGGCACCTTGATTTCGGGTGCCGCCCTTACCGCATTATCACCTTCTACAGTTGCTACATCAAACGGAACAAATGCAACTGCAGGGCAAGGAGGTCAGGTTTATATAGCTTCAATTCCAGGTTGGACTCCTAGCGGAGGAGCATCATTGCCGTCTGGTTCTATTGTACATGGGCAAGGAGGACAATCTGCATCTGGTACTAGTAATATAAAAAAAGGATCCAATGGAGCTGGCACCTTTACTTCTAGTCAACCTACTACAGGACCAACGACCTATACTTCAAATCAAAATGTACAAGTGACGTGGAGTCCATCTCAAGCAAAACTGAAATCAATGACGTGGACTCTTCGTGGTGCTAGGGGAGGTAATGCTGCGGGTAGTGCTACTGGTGGACCAGGGCACATTCTTGGATTGTCTTATAAGGATTCCGCTCTTGTTTCTTTTGGTAATGGTACTTCATTTACTGTAACATGTGGAAAGATAGGATCAGTTCCAGCAGGCGGGTCTAATCCTACTGCACTAGGTTCTGGTGGCAATGGTGGTCCTCCCTCTGGTGGTGGAACTAATGGCGCTGGTGGTGGTAGTGCTACTGTACTTTCATTAAATACTGAAATTATTGCTGGAGCAGGTGGTGGCGGTGGAGCTGGTGGGAAGGCAGGTGGTGGACCTGAAGGAAAAAATGGTAATTCAGCAAATGCAAGTATTGACGCAACCAGTGGTAATTTATTTGGCGGTGCTGGCAAGAATGGCGGAGCTGGTGGGTGTAATGGTGGTGGTGGCGGAGGCGGAGGCGGCGGAATCGATGCCAACGCTTCAGCTGCTGGCGGTGGTCCTGGAGGAGATGCTGGATCAAACAGCAGCCAGTCGGGTGCTGGAGCGCGTGGAATGAGTGGATATAAAACAACAAAATTCAATTCTCCCACCACAGATTCTACTACACACACGGGTGAGGGTAGTGCCACTCTAACTTATCAGGTTGAAGCAAGTTTTTACGGTGCTGCTGGTGGTGGTGGCGGTCAGGCAAAGTTATTGACAGTTTCCATACCAAAAGAAGCCGCTGAAGCAGTTGGGCAATCTACTTTTTCTTCTCTTTCGGTAAAGGTTGGATTGGGTGGAAGTGGAGTGACTGCAGGTGGTGGAGCAAGTGCAGCTGGTGATAATGGTGAAGTATTAATTAAAACTGGTAAAATTACTAGCTATAGTGGCGGGCAGTCGATTATTTCCGTAGGAGATATTGTTAAATTAGCATCTGATGGAATACAATTATATAGTAGTGGTCTTGGAACGGGAACGACTGGAGGATTTAAACTACCAACCACGCAGGCGCCAACCATCGACATGGAACCAATTAGTGGAGGAAATAATGCCACTGCTACCGCAACAGTTTCGAATGACGTTGTTAGTGGTGTTACATTAGTAACTGGTGGTAGTGGATATACTGCTGGAGTTAATGTAAGATTTTTGGGTGGTGCTGGTTCTGGAACTAAAGCAACCACAACTAAAACTGCTACTGGAGTTATTAATTCATTAACTCTTACTCCTGGGTCAAGTGAACCATATATTAGATATTTAAGATTTCAAGGACCCGAATTAGAGAGATTTATTATATTACAACCACAAAATTGTACTACAGTAAAAAGATTCACTGTTAAAGCTTGTAGAGGTAATAATGTAAATGGAGGCGAGAAACCAGATAATGGAGATGAATTAAAATTATATTTTAATACAGATGGTAGTAATACATTCCCATCTAGTGGTTATTTGGGTATACTTGTTCCAATTCCAACCGAAGCAGAAATAACATCTAATTATGATGGTAATGGTAGCGGTGCCCAAGCAACTAAATGGTATTCTTATTCTATATTATTACCAACGACTGCTCAAGTTGATGGAGTACAATTTAAAATTGTTCAGGAAAGAGCTGCGGCTAGCTCAGCAAATGATAACGGTGGCGATACAGACCACTTTGGCATTTGTGATTTTATTTACGAAAATAAAGCAACAACGAAATTAGAATTTGTTCCTACTGAAGGTAAAATATCTACTGCTGGAGACATGTTATCATTTACTGTTGATGGAGATCCAAAAGCTTTCCATACAAGTGGTATGGCAGCAAATGATGTAAAATTTACTTTATCGTCTAGTGTTCCCTTGCTCCCATCGGCAACAATTGACCCAGATATAAACATTGTCTTGCTGGAACCATATTTTCTAGTCAAGCATTTGATAAAAGCATTCTAAATACATAATACAGGAGCAGAATTAAAAATGAGTATTGTAGTTAATTCGACATTACCCCAGCTAGTATTACAAGTAAATGTCTTACAAAAACAAGTATTTTACAAGGGAATGTCGAAAGGTGTTCCTGAAGAATATTGGAAAAATACTATAATTCCTGCTTTGTATCCATTGTGGGATACAGAAAAAGATAGATTAGTAGTATTTACTTATTATAATAACAATACTTACCACGCTCAACGTAGAAAATTCATTAAAAATTTCAAAACAAATGAATTTGAATGGATTGATTATGAAATGGAGCAGATGGATAATGATGAAGCTGCGAAAATTTATGAATTGTTCAGACAATCGTTTTATCTTGTAGATTCCTTAGAGAATGAAGAATTTCAAAATGAGTTAGCAAATGTATATGCGGAAGTTGCTAGTGTTACTTGGTTAACTATTAGATTGGCAAGAAATTTTCTATTATCTGAAACTGATTGGATATTTAATGAAGACAGTGAAGTAAGCGAAGAAGATAAGATCTTATGGAAAAAGTATAGAAAGGCTTTAAGAGATTTGCCATCTACTATAACCGACTATACTCCAACAAACGTTAAGTTTCCAATCAATCCAAAGATGTACAAACAACTGTATGCCGAGGCAAATCCAGGGATTGAATATTTGGAACGAGGGGATCAATTTATTGCTCTCGGTCAACATTATCTAACAACATTTAAAGAAAAAATGGTTAGATATCTTGTTGTGTGTGAAACTACTGAGCAAGCATATTTTGATTCATTTATGATCAAATTGAAAGAACAACCAGATAGAGGACGATTCCCAATTCCTCCTGCTTTTACTCAAGAGTCCGATTATTCCGCTCAGTTAGATGAGTTACTAGAATATGTAAAATCAGAAGAAATAGTGATAAAAGACAATTACAAAGAAATAAAAAAACTTACTGAAGAAGCATTAAAGGAAGCAAAAGACGCACAACAATCTAATAAAGGTGATAAAGATGCTTGAAATCTATGAAGGGTTAAATACTTTAGATTTGTTGGCTCACTACGCATTGTGGCACAACAAGACATTAGTATATTTTGTAAATAAAAAGTTTGAATCATTGGATAAAGATAAGCAGCAAGAAATTCTTTCATACTATGAAGACTTTTTACCAGATGATATTTTAGAAAAAATAATCGCAGGCAATGATCATACAGTAGTATTTTCAACATTAGATTCTGCTATGGTAAATGCTGCTTCGTGGTTTCCTGCCATCGATTATCTACCAGACGCCGATTATTACTGGCATACTTATGTAATTGGTCCAGATGGGGAGTTTGAGTACGAAAATACTGTGTACAAACCAAAACCAGAGGAACCTGCCCTGGAGGCTTGACAGATTCTCGTTTTTCCTATATAGTGGTGGGACACGCAACAGACCAATGACCACGCCTAATTGGCAGCACCACTCTAAAAAAGAATCAAAACGCACCCTGAAACCTCAGGCAGTGCGTCAAGCAAAAGCACGTTTGCAATCACTTAAGCGCCACTTAGAGGTTATTAAATGACTCATTACGATATACTAATGGATTCCATCATGGAGGAAATTTATTATGTTTGGACTGAAGTATCTGATTGGAATAATGATGAAGATACTGTGCGAGAAACAGCACATCGTATTCTTCAACATGTAGAAGAATTTCAAGCTAATCGTGTCTTATCAATTACAGACACATCTGTATATACACAATGGAGGGCATCTGACTGATGGCATTAGCACAACAAGTAACAGATTCATTAGATGAAGCAACATCAGCACTGCGTAACGCACTAGCATTTGCAGCACGACAAGAACGACCAGTGGTTTGCAATAGCATTTCTGAGATTATGTGTCGTATTGACCATCTTAAATCATTTGATGGTATTTTAGACACACTCGATAAAATGCAAAACGACATTAGTAAAAATAATGATTTATAAAAGATGGGGTTATTAAAAATCAATAAGTCATCACTGTATGAAGTGCCAGTCAAAACAACTCCAGAGAATGTCAAAGAGGCAAATGAGGGGTTATTTAACTGCACGATGACACTTCCCGCCGCAGCTAAACATTGTGGTATGACACAAAAAGAGATGAAACTTACATTCTTTGAGTATCTAAAGTATCACCCACTAACATATGTATCATGAAAAAGGTAACTAATTTTATGTACGAACAGCCTCATTGCGTAAGTGATGAGAATTGTGATAGAATCATAGAATTATTTGAGGAATTAGAAGAGTATCATCATGCGGGTGTTACTACATTTGCATATGAATCGGCTAGCAAAAAGTCTACAGATTTATCAATATATTTAAACGGTTGTGACTGTCTTCAAAATGAAGAATTTAGACAATTAATGAATATTTTAGTAAATAATTTGGGCGAGGGAGTAAAGAAATACAAAGAAAAATACACACCTAATAATATAGGCGTAGACACTATCTGCAGGTGGGGGCTGGAAAATGTTTTTAACATTCAACGTTACTTGCCAACCGAAGGATATTATGGATGGCATACTGAAAATAGTGGACTGAATAATTGTCAGCGAGTGCTAGCTTGGATGATATATTTGAACGATGTTACTGATGGCGGCGGAACTGAATTTTTCTTTCAAAATAAAATAACAAAAGCAGAAAAAGGTAAACTTTTGATTTGGCCAACTGATTGGACGCACTATCATAGAGGACAAGTAAGCAATACGCAAACCAAATACATAGCAACTGGGTGGTTTTGTTTTATAGAAACCGACTCCCCGCTAAGCTTAACGCGCCTGGCTCAAGGCACAGAAGATTTTAGATAATCCAAATGAATAGTATTTTTTCCTTACCGAAAGAAAGAACACCAATAAAGCCTATTGGTTACGTTTGGGTTCCTGATAAAGATGGTTACATTGTAAATAATTTCTTTACTTCTAATGTAACAGAACAAGCATCACATGCTATCAATTTTTTTGTTATGATGGCAATAAATTTTTTTGGCGATAAATTACATTCAATATACATTACTGGATCTACCGTAACAAATATTAATTACACTGTAACTGATACTATTAGAAGAAATAGAAATTTTGTTATTGTAGTAACAGAAGGAGCATGGAAATCAAAACAACAAAAATTTGTTACTGATCTAGTTAACAAATCTCAATTTCAATTTGAATCTCCTGTAATTTATGAATCTGAGTTATATACCGTAGAAAATTTTCCTGAGTTTGAACAAGTTTTTTCGGCTTGTGTTTACGGACCTAATATTGCTACCAATAGATATCTTTTTGATAATATTGTCTTAGAAAAAAACAAACAATATCATGAAGACATCTATGATGCTCTTCGATACTATTCTGATCTTAAATCTTATAATTTTAAAACCCAAAAAACAATTACACAATACTTTTGTAAAAAAATACTTAGGTATGGTATGCTTAAAGCAGCAAATAATGTAAGAAAATATAGTAGAGATTTATACTACTGCTACAAATTTTACGAAGAGGCTTTCCCCGAACACCACAATGTGATGTATAATGTGCTAGACTTGTACTTGAATCCTGCTGAGTACCGTCCAAACGTTTTTAAAATTGCTATCGATTCATTATGAAACCACAAACATTCAAACACATCTCTCGTGCGATTGATAAACACGGAGTTCATCATCTTGATGCTCTAGATGAATTTGGACGCCATTGGTATGCTACAATGCATCAGAAAGAAGAACCTTGGCTCACTTATGTTAAACACTGGGAATTGAGGACACACTGATGACTGACGATATGCCCTGGGTCAATCTGACTCAAGAAGAAATCAATCAACTTCGTAAACAAAAACAACACCTCACAGAATATGGACAACAGAAACTACGCGAACGCATTACTGCCAACATGGATGGTGGTGTCGGTGGATCATGGAAGGTACACAAAATGAGTAGATTTGAAAAGAACCCAGACGAAATTGTGCTGGAAGATGTGAAGATGTTCCACTATGAAACGATGGAAGAAGGTCGTCATGTGTGGATTGGTATCTATCAAAATGATGGGTCAATCTACCACATGAATATTGGTGGCGACAATCTTAAAGTATACTTTAGTAATGAATCCTGTGACACATGACACACGAAGAAATGCTTGAAGTTGCCGCACAACGAGAAGCAGAAAACAAAGCATTGGAAGCACTTGACAAACTTTATAAGGAGAATGATAAAGGTATGAAAAAACTTTCTGAAGAGGCACCAGAATGACCTACAAACTTGACGAAAACGCCAAAGCATTCTCCTATATTAAAGAAGAGTTGTTTGATTGTATCACTCGCATTGTGGCACATCCACACACAGCAATCACTCAGCATGACAAAGCTCGTGCTATGGCA